TGTGTGCTGCTGTGCTTGCCTTCCTTCCTTTATTTTCCATTATTGTGTGCTCCTTCCTTTTTTCGCGTTCCTGGTTAATTTTAGGGGTTTTATTCGCTTTGTATAGTGTCATACGCCCGCCCCCGTTTACACCCGCGGCCCCTGTAACCGCTATTTTTGCCCTTTTTAAGCGTTTTTATTTGTTTATCGCACTTTAATACCATAATACCCCCCGCCCCGCTTATATGTCAATTTTTGCCGTTTTCTACTACTCCGGTTTACAGTTAGCGTTTGCTATCGTCAACTTTGCTAGTTTTTGCCCGTATACTAGCATCATATTTTGTTAAACATTACATATTTACAACGTATGATGCTAGCATTATACTAAAGTTACAATAAAACATCGGAACGGGAGAACAGACCCGGCGACCCTGGAGCCGCCCCTCCAGCCGTAACGCGAACGCGCCGCGGGAATGTGTAAAGTCTTCGGATCAGACTAATGCAAAAATAATATTCCGTAAAACGTATTCTTATTTCATATGTGGCCCCCGGCACTATAAAACGGGGGTTGTGCAATAAAGAGTTTTTTCTAATGAATTAAGGGTTGCAACGTGACCAGCACACAAAAAAAGAGTAAACAATGACGCCGTTGCAAATAAATATAAAGTGATCCGTTCTAACACTTTTCAATGATTAGAACGCGGCCCGCGTTCCTCCGATATGCAACGTTCACATGTCTATCCCGTGACGGTTTAAAACGGGCTATGAATTGCCCCGGATTTTTCCGGGCCACTTTTCAGTTATGCAAACGGTCAGCTAAAAACCGTTAGCCGGAACAGTACCGCGCAACTATCGGATAAATAAAGCGCGGCGGTTATGATAAAACCGTAAAAAACCGCGGCCCCGGCCCCGTGTGAAAAAAAGCCGAAACCCCCGTTATGATAGAAGCCGGCAATGGCTCCGGGTGCAACTCCCGGAAACGGGTTTTCATTAGTGGCATGCGCTGGTTAGAAGCTAACGCGCGCTAACTAAAATCAAATAATCATGGAGGTTAAAAAAATGACACTTAAAAATTTAAAGCGCGCATTGATCCGCGCCGGGTACGAAGTAAAACAGTCTAAATTGACTAATAACCGTGACGTGCTGGTTATAAAACACGACTACTTCGGCCCGTATCCCACTACTGAAACATGGAACGCCGTTGAAGACCTTCGGAAACGTGCCACCCGCGCCGGATTGACCGCCGAAGCGCGCGGGCACTATACAGCAACTTTTATTTATTGAATTTAGGGCGGCTCCTTCGGGGGCCGCTTATTATTGACTGTTTAAAGTTTCGGGGCGCTGCTCCGGGGCTTTACAGAGTTAATAATAAACCCACAAATACAAGGAGGTTAAACACATGAAACTCACACGTGAACAGATTAAGAAATGGAACGCGGGATGCAAAAACGGATTCACGCTTGACATTCAGCACGCCCTTATTTGGAGCGAAAAGGAGCTTGTGTGCACCGTAAATATTGACGATCACACCCTGGTAACAATCACCCTTCGTTATGACGCAGAATATGATCCGGAGTGCAAATACAGACAGACCGGAAGACAGATCCCCGTCGCCGTTGTGCAGAAGTGGAATACAGATCCGGAAAGCAAATTCATGCAGAGCACTTCCGGATACTATAAAGAAAACGCCGGCGAACCGCAGAACAAAAAACTGTTTTCTGTTTTGCAGAAGTTGACCGGTACTATTGACCGTGCGCGCCTGGTCGACCTGGTTATGAACGGCGCCCGCACATTTGACGGTGTTTTTTGCTGACGTTTTAACCGCGGGGCGGGTTCCTTTTATGGTTCCTGCCCCGGCTCCGGTTTATTTCCTTGTTAATAGCCACGGCTCCGGCCCTGGCTATTAGTAAAGTAATAAAAAGGAGGTTTTTAATATGTACATTGACCGCGACTATTTACTGAAATTGACAACCCGGCGCCCCATTATAGCAGAATTTAAGAACGGAACCCGCGCCGAATACACAACCGATGTTTTGCAACTTCTTTTCACTGATCCGGAAGTTGTAAACGTAACAGCAGCGGACACCGGCGAGATTATTTTCTGCACACTTTGAGAAGTTCGTGATCTTTTGACGCGGGGCCGGGTTTTATCCTGGCCCCTGCTTTATTCCCTTGTTAGCTATCGGAGCCCCGGCGCCGGTGGTTAGTAAAGCAATAAAGCCCACAAATAACAAGGAGGTTAATAATATGACTAATCTGCAAATCGTAGTAATTGAGGCAATTACAAACGAAGTATTTACCGAGGATCAGTGCGTGGAGTACCTTGTTACCACCGGCGCGCTTCCGCTTTACACCCTTAAAAGATGGAACAAAAAGGGCTACCGCGTGAAAAAAGGTGAACACGCGAAAATCATTACAAGGTTATGGAAGCATAACGAAGAGCGCAAAACAACGGATGAAAACGGCCAGGAAGTGACAATCCTTCCGGATCGCGAGTATGGCTTCATTACCGCCCGCCTTTTTACCCCGGATCAAGTAGAGCCCGCCCGCGCTTAATTGAGTTTTTAATGTGTTATATAGTCCAGGAGCCCGCCCGCGGTTCCTGGGCGCTTATAGCCTATTAAAAGCAATTTAAAGGAGGTAAACATGTACACAAAAAACGAAGCCATAAAGGCGCTATCATGGTATTTCGGCTTTACAAAAACGGAAGCCCGAAAACAGTTAAAGGTATGGGAGCCCTGCACCGTTGCGCTGATCGTGGAAGCCATGAAGGACAATGCCCGCCGCAACTTTTACGAAGGTTTAAATTGTGGAGGTGGTAAAGCATGAAACTCTACCGCATTTTCACGCGGCGCGGAAACAATATCACAGTATGGTCAACCGCTGACAATGAAAACGACTTTTTAAACCATATGCAATATATCATTGACAACACTGACCAGCCGGGCGCCTTCTTCGTGCTGACCGCCGAAAACACCCCGAACGGACCGAAGGTTGACGAAGTACCACTAACCGAAGCCGCCGCCGCTTATGGAGTTAAAAAACGATCTTTTTATGAACGCATGAACGCATGATATTGACCAGGGGCCGCAGATTTGTGGCCCCTTTTTAATTCCTTTTAAAGCTCCGGACAATAGCGCCGGGGTTTTAAAAAGCATTAAAAGCCAATATAAGGAGGTAAACAAAAATGTTAGATGTTAACGGCATTGAATTGAAGGCCGGCGACGTTGTAAAGGTCAGCGGCGCCTATTTCAAGCACGACAACGGACTTTATTTTATCGCCCATGCCCCCGGTGATCCGTCCTGGTCCGGTTCCGATTGCAGCTTAAAGGGATTAAACCGCAACGGGGCCATGTGCAAAACAAGAAGTTGCGCATTTTGGCCCTTGTGGGCGTGCACAAATGACCATGACAAAAACATCCGCGCCCGCGAGCACAACTCAGCACATGCAAAAATTGAGATTGTGCACGGGGTTCCGGTTGCTGGTATGGTTGAGCACTTCAAAGAACAGAAGGAGAGCGCCGAATATTGGGAAGAACGCGCAATATATAATTTTGGCGCCGATTGCGACGAGGCAAAAAGGAACCGCGTGATCGCGGAGCACTATAGACGCATCATTGACCGGTTGACCGCAGAAAACTAATATAAGCGAGCGCCCCCGGCATTATGGCCGGGCATGATTCAGAATCAGCGCCCGCAATCGCCTATTGATTAGGCCCGGAACAAAAACCCAAAAACACAAGGAGGTTTTACAATGAGTTATTACATCATTAACAAGGAGACACAGAAACTTGAAATGCACTTTGATAAGGCCGATTATATGAGCTTACCGGATGCAGACAAGCAGCAGATCAAAAGCAATTTTTTGTTCTCCCGCTATGCCGGCGCATGGGTAAGCCGTGCAAAGTTCCCGAACCTTTACAGGGCTGAACAGATCGCCAAGGCCCTGGGCCTTGAAAACGCGGGCAAGGTTGGCGAGACATTGACATTTGCAGAACAGATGGAACGCAAGGCCGAGAGAGCCGAAGCCCGCGCGGAACGCTACGAAGCAAAAGCAGAGAAGGCCGAGAATGAAGGCAAGCGCCTCCAAGCCCCCATTGATTCTATGCACGGCGATATTGCCTTCTTTACACAGCCGAATATCAACACAAGCGCGGGCCGCGCGTTTACCCGTCAGCGGGAGCGGATGTGGGCCGCATGGGAAAAGGGCTTTGATGAGTTCTGGAAGGCTGGTTATTATGCAGACCGGGCGGAGGCTGCAAGGAACGCAGTTAAAAAGGAAACCCCGGACTTCTGCCAGCGCCGCATGGACGAGGCCGAGAAAACAATCAGAGCACAGCAAAAAAACCTGGAGCATTATAACAAAATCCTGGAGGCCATTGACGCCGGGAAAGCTCCGAAGGGGTACGGCGGCAACGAATACAGCGCCGAAGAAGTAAACAAATGGATTGAGGACGCCGGGGAGATCATTGACCAGGCTATGAGCAAGTACACATATTACAGGGAAATGCGCGGCGAAGTGGTATTTAACCGCGACAATATCAAACCCGGTTATGTGGTAGAGCTTAACAAGCACTGGAAAGGCGTTGTTACCGTATTGAGCACCGGCCCGAAAAACTTTGTATACGACGCCGGCAACGGGTTCCGGCTTAAAGCCTCTTATGCCGAGATCGTCAAGATCGTTAATGCGGTAAAGATTGAGGACCAGGAGCCGCAGCACCCTTTTAAGGTTGGCGACGTTTTCACCGCTAAAGTATGGACCGGCGACAACTACGAAAAGAAGGAGTTTACCGTCACAAAGATCACCGCGGACAAGGTAACAACGAAGTGCGGCGACGCGCGTGCTATAACCAGGAAGCCCCGCAGATGTGTCTATGATACAAAAGTTTGGGCATTGAGCCTGGGGGATGATACCGTTTACAAAAAAGCAGAATAAAGTGAGTAATGATTTAGTTTAGGCCAGGAGCTCCGGTTCCTGGCCGTGCCTATGTCATTAGTTATAAAAACAATTCACAAGGAGGTTTTTCCCATGAGTAACGCTTACAATTATATCACTATTGACGCCAATTATAGCGCCCCCGGAATTGTGCGCCGCGGCTCCGTTTCAGAGTATATTTCCGCGTGCTTTAACCACGATGATGCAAGCACTTTAAAAGCCGCTGTAAAAAAGTATATCGGCTACGCCTTCAAAAAGGACGTTAAAATGACTTTTGATATTGCCGCTGGTTATATGGAAGTCTACACGCCGCAAGCCCGGTTATATCACATTGAGATTGACCTCGACGCGCTGAGCACTGAGACAATAGCTGTATACACTTGTGATCGTTTCGGTTCCTGCTCTGATAGCACCAAAACGGTATACGGACGCCGGGCCGCTTGCAGGTTCCTGGTTAAAGTTCTCGACGAGTTAAAAGCCGCGTGCGACGCCGGTGTTCTTTACAAGGCACAGTAAATAAAATAAGTAATGATCTAGTTTAGGGCAGGAGCGCAAGTTCCCGCCCGTAACTAAGTCATTAGTTGTTAACACAAGCACTTATATGAAAGGAGAAAACAATGATTGACAGATTGAGTAAAGCGGAGGATGGCAGAGTTATCAACAATTTCCGTGTATATTTTAATGGCAGAGACAGCGAAAAAGCGTATATCTCATTCGGGTATAAAGAGCACGCATTTAAAATCTATTACAGGCCGGAAAGAGCCTTGGACGACCACATGGGAAATACCCCTTGTGGCGACTATATCAACCTGCGGTTCCCTAATGGCAAAAAGGAAAGAGCATATTTATATTGATTGAGGAAGGAGAAAACAATGCAAATTTTAACAGGAACACGCCGAGAAATAACAATTATGGGATGGCGCGAGGTGCTTGAAAAGTATATGAAGCGCGCTAATGATTCAATGGAATGTTTCAGACGGTTCAGTAGTGCGGACGATCTTGAGCATTTGATTGAGGACTGTGAAAACATTCTTTTAAATGCAAGAGCAGCCAAAAAAGCTATTGAGCATATGGATTCATTAGGAATGAAGTGACGCCGGACCGGGAATAGCATATATCTATTTTGATTGACTGTAAATGTTTACTGTGGTAGACTTATTATTAAAGGAGGTGATGCGAATTAAAACCCGTCATGTAATAGCTGCCATTGACGAACGCGGCGGTGTAAATAAAACCAAAATCCGGAGACTGGCGAAAGCCGAAGGCATTTCCGCTTTTGAGTATCTTTCCTGGTGGATCAGAATAAACTATCCCGTGTCATTGTACATAGCAAGGGAAGCCGCCGCGCACTACATACCACGCCCCAAAAAGCGCGGCCCTAAAAAAGTTAATGATTGAATTGAGGTCAGCGGTCCCGGCCCCTGGCCTGACTTAAACCATTAACCATTGAGTAAAGGAGGATAAAAGATGAAAGTCACATTTTACAATCTTAACAACAACGACACGGAACACGACATAATCTTCCTGCACCTTACCATATACGCAAGCGGCACGGAAGATATAACAGTCCTTTTTGACGGTCATGAGTACACAAGCCCGGTTCACTTTGACAGCAAGGGCCGCCGCAGTTTCAGGCATTGTGGCAAGGTGTATGACTTTGAGATTGCAAAATATAACTGAAAGGAGAATAAGACCATGACAAAAGCATTTATTGAGCGTGTAAAAAGAGAACGGTTCGTTGTTACCAAGAACTACCGCTATTATGGCGGATATGAGCGTAACGATTTTGTTATTGCCAGAGAATCATTGACCAATAAATACGACGGGAAGATAGTATACAGGGAAAAATACTGAACGCTGATAGCAGGGCTTCGGCCCTGTAAAGCTGCATCCCCAACATCTAAAGCATGGGACAGTGGAAAGGAGAGAAACAATGGCATACACATTCCCCCGTATTGAGCATTTAGACCGTCACAGCAATTTTCATGTGGCGGCAAACAATAACAACGTCAATGCAGTCAAGTCTGTATTGAGCGCAAACGGCATAAGCTATACGGACTTTAACGTTCTTTACAATCCTACTATTCAGAGAATCAGCTTCCGGCCTTCCTTCCAGGCGGCTAACAAGCTGGCAAGACTGGAAAAGCAGTTCCAGTTTGCAGTAGGTGACGAACGCACGACAATGACAATGGAAGCCGGAATCGTTAACATTGACGTTCCTAACGCTTCCGATTCTGTACTTGCTGGCGACCTGATCGGTAAACTCCCCCGGAACGAACACATCAACATCCCCGTGGGACTGGATATGAACCGTAACGTTGTTGGTACAGCACTTGATAAGGCTCAGCACATGCTGGTCGCCGGATGCACTGGAAGCGGCAAGTCGGTATTCCTTAATACTTGCATTGTTGCAATGCTGATGCAGAAGAATCCCGATGAATTAAATCTGATTCTTGTTGACCCTAAACGTGTTGAGTTTGCCCCTTATGCAATCTGCAAGGGCGTTGAAGTGGTCAACGATGAACAGGAAGCCATTGAGAAACTTCACTGGCTGAATGATGAAATGCAGAGAAGGTATTCCATTTTCGCAAGGGCCGGAGCAAGGGACATTGACGAATACAACAAGACTGCCCGGAAAACTCTTCCCCGTATCGTGCTGATCGTTGATGAACTTTCGCAGCTTATGAGCGGCAAGGACAAGAAGGCAATCGAAGCTGACATTGTAAAGATTGCACAGTTGTCAAGAGCCGCAGGGATACACATGATTTTAGCCACGCAGTATCCCGTTGCAAGCGTGGTTACAGGTCTTATTAAGCAGAACATCCCTACAAAGGTCTGCTTACAGACTACCAATTACACAGGCTCCGTGGTCATGTTGGGCCGGAAAGGTGCTGAAAAGCTGATTGGCAAAGGCGACCTTCTCTTTGTAGGCCCTAACACAGACTTCCCTATCAGATTGCAGGGCGGATACATCAGCACTCAGAATTGTGTCGGAATTGCCAACTATGTAAGCCACAACAAGAAGAAACTCTTTAGCGGAGAATGGATTTACAAAGGCGTGGACGGCACGACATATTGATTCAAAAGGGACAGGGACTAAAAATCCTTGTCCTTTTTGTTTACTCTAGTTGACATTATAAGTATACCGTGATAGACTTATATTGACGTAAAACAAAGGAGAAGCGACATGTGGATTAAGACAGAATACAAAGGTTGGATACTTCGGAAGGGCCGCTGCGGATGGTACGGTGAAAAAGGCAACGAAGAATCCCCGGCCTTCTGGACACAGGATGAATTAAAGGAATGGATTGACAGGAAAGGAGAACAGTAATGTACAGATACATTTTAGAGTACAAAGAACCGTACACATACTTTACAGGGCCGGGGCGCCCCGTTCCCGTACACACTTACAGATGGAAGGGCATTATGCTCTCTAATGATAGAAAAGCCCTGGAAGAAGAAATCCCGGCAGGCAAGGAACACAACTATCAGATCGTTGACAGGTACAAAGGAGAATAACATGCACAAATACATTTTGCAGAAGTCAGAATCATACGCCATGTGGCCGGAAGGTTTACCCAGGGCGCTTGTTTATCACTGGACGAACGAAGCCGAAAGCAACAACCGAAAGGCCCTTGAAAGGTGTATTCCGGGCGGAATGGAAGGCAATTACAGAATCATTAACAATCCCAGGTGGAACCCTGATGCAAAGAAAACCATGTACGCTATTCTCCCTTGTGGAGTTGATGTTGCCGCAGAATGTCAGCGCCGCCCCGTTTACAAGAGTGAAAGTGCTATGAACGTTCTGAACATCATGAGGGCATACCCTAACACATTCTGCATTGATGTTTACACAGCTAACGCAGAAGAAACGTACATTGAACACCAGGAGTACATCACATTCTCTGCTCTTAAAGCGAGAACCATTATGTGAAAGGAGTATAAAGATGGACGACAATAAAATCCTGCTGACAGCATATGCCAAACTTGATGCAGTTATGCGCATGAACATTGACAACTATCACGACTATTTCACGGAACACAAAGTTGCCGGAAACAGTAGCCAGCGGCAGATCGTTACGGTGTATATCACGGCTCTCCACCATGCGGGAGTTATCACCGCCGACGAATGGAAAGCGCTCTGCGATTATACCAAGGCAGACAAGAAGTATGAGGGAGTGAATCTGAAAGGGCAGTATATGTACTGGCCCTGCGGCAAACGTAACAGTAAAACATTCCCCAACCTGTTCACATCCAGTGCTGCACACAGCTATGATGAAGCACTCCGGCAGTTCTCTATTTGGGAACAGACCTTTTATGTGACAGAATCGTGGATTGATGTTTGCAGGGACGGAGAAAAGATCGCACGCATTGACGTTGAGAAGGTATGGAAAGCAAAGGAGAATTGATATGGCAAACAAAAGAACATCGGTACTGACCATTGAGCAGTACACAGCATTGATCCAGCTTATCCGTGATGGACAGGGCCGGACGCTCCACAAGCATCCCGATGTTGCCGCCTGCCTTATGGTACAGGCCAACACGGGTATGAGAATCGGAGATATTATTCAGATGAAGTTGTCGGACATTGTTAAGGACGGTGGCAAGTGGCGGCTGAATCTGACAGAGGACAAGACCGATAAGGTCAGAATCTTCAAAGTGCCGGATTGTGTATACAACTTTGTGAATAATTATGCAGAAGAGCATAATATCGCAAGGGACGAAGTTATCTTCCCTATCAGCGAAAGGCGTTTACAGCGTGTTATCGCATCCGCCTGTAAGGTTCTCGGATACGAAAACATCAGCACTCATTCCTTCCGCAAGTTCTCTGCCAGCCGGGTATATGAGAATAGCGGCTACGACATTGAACTGACACGGCGGTTCTTACAGCATAGTTCCGTGGCAATCACACAGCGGTATCTTGCAACGTGTGATAAGCGCATGGACGATGCTATTGATAAGTCCGTGGCACTGGTATGAAAGGAGAAAAGATATGTACGCTATGAAAGAGAACGGTGCGAAAGTCCAGGTCATGAGGTTTGACTGCCTTAAAGCCAAGGACGGTACGTGCTACATCGTGGATAAGGTCTTAGAGGATAAGGCAACCACGTTCCTTTTAATCCCCAAGGGCAACCACACATGGGACTGTGGCAAAGAAGTCGTATTGACGGAAGCCGAAGTCAATCAGTGCATTTTGTTTTGAAAGGAGAACGATCATGAGCAATAGATACTATTCCATCATGCGGCCCATCGGCATAGGCACGTTTCCACCTGGGGCGCACGTAACCAACATTGTAAACTTCAATCAGCGTATGTACGTCCCCGAAATTGGCAGAGAAGCATGGGGATACATTGAGTTTTCCCATACGCTTTCCAAGAAGTATCAGATGGATTATGAACTTTTACCCGGCGGCGGCATGAGCGAAAGGCAGTTCCGCAGCCAGTTCGCCGGAGTTCTGACAGAGAAGGAAATAGACAGGCTTTCCGCTTACTCTGTTTTCAGATACAAGAAGTACCACGGCATCACAAAGGTATCTGAATCAGATCGTGCGCTGGCCCGTCTGGAATTGATGCAGTACCTTTTCGACATGGTCAGCGAACCTTCTTTCATTGACAACCTTGTTGCATTTAACAAATCACTCAGAACAAACATTGACGTTCACGCTTTCGGAGAGCGCCTTATTGACCTTCGGGATTCTACTATGGTAGAATGATATGTGTGTTTTTTCTCTCCTTTAATCGAGAAACCCCCGGTACTCACTGCTAGAGTATCCGGGGGCTTTTTTATTTCCGTTATTCAGTTTTAAAACTCAGACAATTCAACCTTGTCTTCATATCTTACGAACCTGTATCCCTGTCCGCAGTCCTTCACATCAACCTTGCAAAGAAACTCTTCCAGCGTTCTTACAGATACTTCTCCGTTCCCGTATAATGCCCGGTAAACGATCATAAGCCCGTTGCCCCTGACGTTGTCTGCCCAATAAGCGACATTCTCAATCCTGTACAGATACATGTAAGGATTTTCTGCCTTATCTGCTTCCGAAGCGTTATTAAGCCATTCATTTCTTTTAAAGTGCTGTACGATTGCACCCACGTCTATTGTCAGTCTTTCCATATTTGCCCTCATTTTTCCGTTTTAAGGCGCTTTCTTATTCCCTCGAACATTCTACCATAGTAGACGGTAAAACCGCTTGTAGAGCCTTACAGGGTGGTTAAACAGACCGCTATCACTTATCCGACCACCAACAACGATAATCACCACGCATACAACGAACCTCTAATTCTCTGCTTCTCCGATTTTCGTTCCGTTGTGGAACAATTCAATTTCCCGGTATAACTCATTGAGTTTATAACCGATTGCCCCATCATCACGTTTGCCGTTTGCAAATATCCTAATTTCTTCGTCCATATATCTCCCTCACATCTGACAGTCAACCTTCGGCACTAACCCCTTGCCGCTAATGTCCGGCATCTTTTTGACCATTCCCATAGCGTAAGTAAAGCCTTTGACAAATTCCTCGCTCACTTCAAGTTCTGTCTTTTCTTCTTCCATCTTTTCATACAACGCATCTAAGTCGCATAATCTCATGTGTTCTCTCCTTTCTAATCCTTCGGTATCCCTACAAATGGTTTCTTGAAATACAGGTCAAGCTGCTCCGCTGTCAGCACCAGTCGCACATAGTTGTTATAGACATGAAACGTTCCGTTAAAGCACCACGCATGATATAACTCTCTAGCCTTTAGCTGTACCCTGACTTCCGCATCTGTTCCGCATATCGTCCCATTGAACATGATCTCAACATTGTCCCGTGGGCAGACAATAAATAAACGGTCTTCTTCGTACTTAAAGCCCATTATTCCTCTCCATTTTCTTGAAACCCTCTCTCATTCTCTGCTGAAAGTCTTTGAGGAAAGCACAGGTTTTGCAATCCTCAAAATTTTCCTTTGGCCTGTCGCAACTGTATTTAGGGCAGTCTGCAATCAGCTTTCCGCAATGACCGCATTTTGTGTTATCACAGTCAATGCAGAGATTATTTCTGAAACACTCCTGTATTGTGATTCCGGGCATATCAGTCAACCTTTCTGTTTCTTCTCCCATTGAATAAGTATTGCCTTAATCCCCAAAGCACCGATTTCCGCCATATAGCCAGCCGATTCTAACTCTTTCATCTGTGCCTTAATCCACGGTACAGGAATAGCATCTGCCGTTTCAACCATGTTTAACGCTTCCTCTAATGCCTGGTGCTGAACATCCGTATGATGGTTGTAGTATTCCGTCAGCGCTTCGTATGCCGTATCTGTATCAATCAGTCTGCCCATCTGCTTCTCCTTCCCACGGCTTCGGCTTCGGCTTCCATGCAATCGGTACAGAACCTTTGTAAAAGGCATCTATTGTTCTTTGCTCAAAGTTGGGCACCTTGCCATTTTGAAAGCTAAGATGCTTTGTGAATCTCTCGCCTTTGGGACTTTCAAAGGTAACATAAACCTCGTCTGAAATTGTTGTCCCAAATTTCTTTGTTCCAATCCATTCATGCTCTTCCGGCATTTTCCTACTACACGGTATCCAACTATCCGGAATTTCCGGACAGTTCGTTAATAATTCGATTGCTTCATGCACCGCTATGCCATCATCAAGACCCATAATGAACGGTTCTTCACCAGTAGTGTGTACTGCGTGGCTTGCAATATTTTTCAACCTTTCAATGATTTCTTCCTTGTCCATGCTGTTCCTCTTCCTTTATCACCGCTTCAAGCGCTTCGATTGCCCGGTCAACCATTTCCGGGTTTATCGTTCCAACAAATAGCCAGTTGTCAGGATCAATTTCACTTCGCATCTGCTTCCATGCCTGTAATGCCGTTTCCTTGTCCATTCTCTTCCTCTCCTTTCTTCGGACAACTCTTGATTTCTGCCACCCACTTTCCTCTGTACGGCTTGTGTCTGCATCCAAGGAACATAAAATTCCCTTGCGCTCTTACCACATCTGCATACGGGCAACCCTTACATCTGCCGGGTGGGACGCTGTCGTAAAACGCCTTTGCTTCACTGTCCATTTCCTTCCTCTTCTTCCTCTGTGTCGTTGTACTCACAGTGTTCCGGGAAAGCACCGTTGCATGGTACGTTCTGCTTTGCCGAATTGTAGAACACCACGCACTCTAAGCACTTATTCTGTGTGTCTGTCTGCTTGCCTTTGCCTACCAGTGCTATTTCCATTCTGTTTCGCCTTCCGTCCACATTGGCGTATCAATCACGTTTTCTCTGTCAGAAAAGCCGAACCGTTCTCTGACTTCTTTCTCAACATCTTCCAGTGCTTTCATATACCCTTGATGATACTTTGTTGGAATTACCTTATAATCCTTCCTGTCATTGCACCAAAAACTCGGCATATCGTAAGCACAGCCAACGCCTAAGTCTTGCAGGATTCTTGTTACAGTGTTAAATTTTTCAAACACCTCTGCTTTCTTTTCGGAAAGCGGCTCGATCTGTGCATAAACATCTTCAAAATCTTCCGGCTGATATACCTCTTTGCCCTCTGGATTTATCATCTTGCCGCAAGCACATCCCATTTTGTATCCTTCCGGCAAATCGAATATTGCTATGTACTTCATTCTGCTTCCCCTTCTTCATCCAGTTCCCACTTGCCATCATCTGACGGATATGTGTCATACGCCCTTGCAAGCCATGCAAGTTTGCACTGAACACACCCTTTTTTGTATGCGGGCGTTCCATACTCATTGTTGAAATGGTCATTGTAACAATCTTCATATCCTGCATAAGGACAGTCTATGTTGTATTCAGCCACCGCTTCATATGATGCTCCATCATCATCAATAGCATCTGCGAGAACAGCAATCATATAATCTCTGTTCGTTGGTTTTGTTTCGTCATAAGTGTATGTTATAGTCCTCATTTCTCTACCTCGATTTTTTTACCGCAATAGGGGCAATATTTTAAACATTCTGTTTTTTCAGGGATTCTCCAATATGGATTATCTATGTCATGATATTTAGGGCATATAGTTCGATAATCATATCTAATCCACTTGCATTTCTCTGTCTTCATCTGCTCCACGATCTGCGCAGAGTGTTCGCATCCTATGTTGTAATGGATAGCGCCCTGACAGTCCTCATGTGTGTCTTTGTTCTGCCGTATCAACTTTGCGGCTTCCTGTTGGTCAATCAGTGCCATCTTCGTTCCTCTCCATCTTTGCGCCGCAGTTTGGACAATAGTGGTATCCATCAAATGAAAAAACTTCAACAATCAGATTTACATATCCACATTCAGAGCATTTGCAATACTCCGGCTCTTCGGTAGGTTCTTTCATCCAATGTCCGCACTTCGGCTGAATCGGCGGCAGATTTTCTATGCACTCCTGTAAGTCTGCCCAACCTTGTTCATAAGCATCATCAAGATTGTTTGTCTGATAATGTCTATGCTCTTTCGGCATTACTGGAATCGTTGTTGCCGCCTGCCTGCTTATCATGTCCCCGACATTTGTGTCGGGAACATCTGACTGTACTGGCGGAAGTTCATCAATCACGTTGTATCCATGATGTGTGAGTACGTGTTCTGCTCCCTTCTGTCCTTTGTCTAGCAGATGCTTTCTCTCTGCCATCAGCGCATCTAACGCATCTTTCTTTCGGATCAGTTCGTCCATAACGCCGCCTTTACCTTTCTTTCAACCTCGGCACATAACCGCAGAAGATTTACTGGACACGGCACATCTAACTTCATACCGTCCCACTCGTCCGTTAACTTTTTACATACCGTTCTCTCTTTTCCCATTGCCGCAAGGAAAATTCGCTGTTCATAGTCTGTAAGCGGTTCAGTCTGTACTGGCGGCTCTTCATTTATCACATTCCATATGGCCCTCTCGGCCGGAAGCAAGTATTCCTCTCCGCTGATGCCAAGCATTTTGATAATGTTGGCTTTAAGGCTTTCTCTGTCAATCAGTGCCATCTTTGCTACCTCTCATATCTGTACCGCAATTAGGGCAAAAGTCACTTAGCACTTCGTACTTGCCATCTGTATCTCTAAGCGCATATTTCTTACATTCTGAGCAATAATGCAAGCGTTCCCAGTCAAGTGTGTCTCCGTTCCATATCCATTTTCCACGCTTCGGCTGTACCGATGGCAACTCTGCCAGTTCCTTTGCCACGTTTGCAGGATGGCAGTAACCACTTGCTATGTAGATTGCCGCCTGCCTGCTAATGCAATCATCTACTCCGTTTCCCACGGTTTCACTTCCTTCCAAAATCCACAAACATTATCTGCAACCCAATCGCAAGCCATGTCGTTGAGTTCATCTTCCGTAATATCATCCGGCACTTCGATAACGTCACTCTCAATATCATTCGGGTAAAATTTAACTTTCATTGTTCTCTCCTAACTGTTCCTTTGCCCACTCAGGACAATGATCTGATACTTCGATTTTCAGCCGGACATACTTGCCGTCATTCATCTTGACCGCATAGGCCATTGACGTTTCACCTTCGTCCAACTGGAAATACATGTGTTGAATGACCGAATTGATTGCTTCATCTGTCACATCTGACTTATCACGCCAATCTCCGTTTTTGTGGAACGTCCCGGCATAGATACCAGCCAGTCCGCATCCTACATGATACTCAGCCATTGTCCTTTACTCCCCACTCGCTACAACAATCAATCGAAAGTTTTTCAGTTCTGTACCAGTCGCACGCTCCGTGTCCAATACGAGAATCATCTTTTTGGAAGTGCCTGCAATCGGCGCAACATCTAACATCTATCGTCTGTAAGTTCCTCAACTCTCTGTCAAACTCTGTCGCTCTTGTGCCAATCATGTAATGGTATTTGTCCCACAACGCAAGCACATCTTCATACTCTACGAACCTAGCCATTGTCTTTCCTTTCCCCGTATTTGCAGTAAAAATCATCACTCGGTGGCAATCTATCATTGTAATCATCATCGTTGCAAAGAAACGGGCATACCCTATCAGGAGATTCAACACTAGGCCAATATCCACCATTGTCCCACGGTCTGTGTATGCAGTATTTACACCGCACGATTTCACCTGTCTTGATGTAACAGGTGATACCGTCTGCATCCTTGATTTCTTTATGGATGATTTCGTATTCCATAGCCATTGTCCTTCCTCTCTGCCGGATGCAGTTCATCATAGGCTCTCATTACGTCTTTGATAATGTCTGCAACCGTTTCTTCGTACTTAGGATGATTGATTTCGCACTCCATGATCGGAGCAAACATATCGACCAACGCCTTTTCAAATTCATCATGCTTTGACTTTGATTTTCCGAAGTTCCGCACATACTCGTAAAACTCTGACGTAACAACTACCAAGCACCGCTTCTCACAGTATTCACGAAACTGCTCATATGTGATTTCCCCTGACTTCTCAATTATAGGAAGATTGTCGAGAATCTCTAAGCAGTCCTCTTTCAAATCCTGTTGTGACGGAAGCGGAGTGAACATCTTGCTGATACTTGCAAGTGCATCATATTTGCTAATCAGTTCCATTTCTTTCTCCATATCAGCAGGGCCGTTGCCAGCCCCGCCGCTTATTAAACCGTTAAACCTTTTCCTCAACTGAATCCGGCTTTTCTTCAACTGGATTGAATGTCCCGTCCTTCTCTATCTTGTAAATCCGCAACGACCCCTCTTTCACCATGTTCTTTGCGATTTCGTTGCCGACTTCCTTGCTGTTCTGTACAGCATAATCAAATCCGTCCGAAAAGCCTTTGTTGTGGCCTAAGATAAAGCCAAGTACCGCACTTCCCAAACACATCACGATTGCCGGAAGAATCAAACTTTCCAATCTCTCACCCCCTTACATGAAAGCAACCGGGCAACCATCATCAGCACACGATCTTAAATACCTTGCAAATTCCTTACACATTGCCAGACCATCGGTATTCCGGCTTGCACCTTTACAGGTTGTCCACGCCTTACCAGGAGCCTTGTATCTCACATATCCGTGAACCAAAAATCCGTACTCTGCAACCTGGTCACACTCTACGTTAATGGGCCAATCCTGTTCGTACTGCGTTCTACCGACCTTCCACTTCATCACTTTTGTGTTGTACTCAAAGTTGAAATTCCTATAAAACCGATACGTGTATGACTTCTTGTACGGAGTGTTCTTTCCCAAAATCACCGTACCTTTCCTGTCGCAAACAACCTTTCCTTTAGCGTTGCGGTAAAACATGTATCCAGTGCCTTTGCGGTCACTTCCGATTTTGACAACGAACGCAACGTCCATGCCGCTCTCCCTCATAAGCTGCGTTGCTTTAGTCTTTACGCAGGCCGGGACGCTTACTGCCGCCTGTGTGGGCATCACCGCAAAAATCATTACCATCAGTAACAGGATCAGTTTCTTACTTACAGTTTTCATATGTTCCCCTTTCTAAGTTCATTCTTCTCACTTCCTTGTAGTATTCAGGCATCGGCACCCCTGCCGCAAACAACCGAAGGATTTGCCCGGTTACTACTCGCCATTCCTTACACCGTTTTTCATCCCACACCGCATGATTTGAGATTTTCTTCCGCTTGCCTGTGACAAGTTCCAAAAACGCCTTTGTGCATCCGCACGCTTCGATGATTTCTTCATCACTCATGCCGTCTGCCTTGCATTTGAGGATGTTTTCACTTAATACCGACATTTGATTTCCTCTTTTTCTTGTTCCTCTTTACTTCGTCCCTTCTGTCCCAATGTGGGCTGGATATTCTGACTAGCCAAGTGCAGCCTTTTCGCAGACATTCATGATTCTTCGCATCCGTATGAGATAGGAAACAATGATGATATGGGCAGTACGCTATCGGCTCTTTTATCCATTGACCATACTGGCCTTTCGGATGCTTCGGTATATCGAATCCCTTTATGCTCTGTGCCTTTTTCCTTGCTTCCTTGAATGTTTCATGAATCGTGATTTCCTGTCCTTCGTCAGTCTCGTAAATCAGTTCCCATCCTTCCGGGACATTGTAGGCTTTAAACCCTTGCGGACTTTCGTACTCACCCGTCCTTATCTGCTTCCATATGACCAGTTCCATTTGTGTATAACTCCTGCCAATGTAGGACTACGGCATTGTCATATCCGCCTACTTCCTTACACACATCTTCCCAGCCTACGATTGTCTCCCGTGTGACTGCTCCTATATGTCTTACGAAGAACCTTGTGAACGCCGACTGTCCATCTTTGTTGATATGGCAGACCACCATAAACTCACGTTCCATCTGCCGCCCCCAGCCTGTACTCTGCGATATATGCCTTAGTTCCGTCCCGGCGCACAACTGACTTCTTAGTTGTGATAATCCTGTGACCGTTTTTCTTTAAGTCACTGATCCGGCTTGCTAACCTCATGCACCCTAAGTCCCTCATGGCATCTAAGGCCGTGATCGAACCGTACTTCTGCATGTAGTCAAGCACCTGTTCATTCTGTGTCATTCTCTGCTCCCTGCGTCCAAACGCTAATAAACCAAGAAGGCAACCAAAAGCCACAACGTACATTTCCCATGTTGCCGTTTCGATGCAGAGAACCCACATCATCACGTACAGAATCAAAACTGTTTCGATTGTTCTTCTGATTGCCTTCTTCATTTTCTACTCTCCTATCGTTTTCCTTCTGCCTTAGTAGACTACTTAGGTAAACGGAAGTTCTTCGTCAATCCCGTCCGGGATGTTCATGAAGTCGTCTGCGGACTTCTCGTGACCGCCGCCACGATTGCCGCCGCTTTCTGCCCTCTCGCAGAAGTAATGGTTCTCTACAATAATGTCGGTAGTGTAGACCTTGTTGCCTTCCTTGTTCGTGTAGCTTCCCGTCTGAACCCGTCCCTTGATGCCGATTTTCATGCCCTTCCGCAGATACTTCTCTGCAAACTCGCCGGACTTGCCGAAAGCCTTGCAATTAAGGAAGTCGCTTTCGTTGTCCTTGCTAAAGTCCCTGCTGATTGCTATACGGTAGCTTGCGATACACAGACCGTCATTTGTGTACCTTACTTCCGGGTCAGCAACTAAGTTGCCGATGCCCGTGAAACAGTTCATTGACATATCCTGTCACCTTCTTTCTCATTCTTCATCTTCGGCATTGGTCTTGACAAGGTTGCCGTCCATATCGTACATCCAGTAAACGAATGTGCCCTTGCCGGAGTTGCGCCACTGTCCAAGGCCGTTGTAGGCTCCAAATTCGAGCCACTCGCCAAGGTAATCTTCCAGGTTGGGATCGATAATCCTTACATCAAACTCCATCCAGGAGCCTTCGGGAACCGCTTCGCTCTTCGCCAGTGCAACACGTTCGCCCTGCATGGTCTGTGCTCTCAGAGGGCGTTCACAGGCTGTGATCTCGCCACCTTCGGGAAGGTGAATCTCAATAAGCTGCTTATCCGTTCCGGCAGTCTTGTACTTTGTCCATCTTGCGCCGATGGTCTTGACAAAAACCAGCGTGTCGATCTTGCGCTTGTATGTGGACAGGTAGCCGGAACCCTTCTTCTTACGCTCTTCCTTGTTCGGAACCATATCGTTGAGTGCCTGCTGTGCTGACTTGAAGAATCCACGAATCTGATAAGGCCAGAAACCGGGGCGCTCTTTGTCGAAGTTGATACGGGGGAATACTGTCATGCCCTGCTCTGCCACACCATCTACACCGATGGCGGCAATCTCTTCTTCGATTCCCTGTGCGTCCGGGGCCTTGCTTGCGATATAGTTGCTGTAAACCTCTTTGTCATTAGGGGCCGTGCCAAGTGCAGGCTCCAGGAAGGAGATTTTGATTCTTCTGTCGATTGCGTTTTTGCTAAAAATATCAAGTGCCATTGTTTTTCTTTCCTTTCTTTCTTGAAAAAATATTTTTGGAACCACTGGTTAACAGTTGCCTTTGCTTGTGTAATCAGCACGGGGCCATTCGCCGCCTTTGCCGTTCAGGGCCTTTCCATTCCTTTCCATGACCGTACTGAACATTTCCGCTACTGAACTTTACGATTCCTATACCAATCTTAGCTTTTCCGTAGCTGACCGCTTCTACTCATTCATTTCCACGACTAAACTGTTCTACTCATTTCCATGACTGCTCGCTTCTATGCCTTTACTCTTCCACTCGTTTCCATCACCCCCTCTGTTCTTCTCCTGGCATCACCATTCCATCACTTCGCATCTGATAGCACCACCGATACAAAACTACTCCGCAACGTCACTTTGCTTTGCATTTCCCTTGCGCACGGCTCTTTTCTTTTCCTCAACTGAGCATCACGATTCCTTTGCGGAGCATATCTTCGCAACGCCTTAACATGTCAATGCTTCGCTTTGCCATTGCTTATCTACTCAATGCCTTAGCAACTCATGACTGGTCTATGCCTTTGCGAATCAACTCTGAGCCATTCCTGAACACGGCCCCGGTTTACTTCGCCATTTCTTCGCAATTCACTTCCGAAGCATCACAGCCTTTACTTTGCCGAAGCCCTACGCTTCTGAACTTAGCTACTCCATTGCGGACTATTCTATGCAACTCCATATCAGCGCTATCATTACCGCACTATCAATGCCGCCGCCTTGCTACTCTCTGCCATTACATCGTTTGGCTTTGCCTTGACAGAACAATACCTTTCCTAGCCTAAACACCGTTCCACGATGCCTTTACCAAGCTATCGTTTCTTCACGATCATTGCTTCGCCTTTGCGTTTCACCGCTTGACCATGCCTTTACGCTATCTAGCCGCCCAATGCCGATACACAGCGTTCCTCTGCCTTCGCAAAACCTCTCCTTGCTCTGCCTTTACAGTGCAAACTTTTCCCTGCTTTTCCTTTGCGAATCTGAACTTTGCAATGCCAAAACAAATCATGTCAAATCAACGCCTTTACAGGTCGCATCACTTCGACACCGAAACTCGGCTGAACAATGCCATAGCATATCCTGTCCTCACAACACCCTTGCCAATCTTTTCCCAGCAACGCCATAGCTTTTCCCGTCTTTGCATTTCCTCAACGGTTCTTCGCTCAACTTTGCAATTCCACTGCACTACGTCACATCTCTAGTCATTACCATTGCTCTGTCCGGCTATGCTTTGCTATTCCGAAACCGTGCTATACTTTTCCGGCACAGTACGATTCTTTGCTCTTCCGGCACAGTGCTTTTCCACAGCATTTCGTCACCACGCAGAACTCAGCCACTACGCTTCTTGTCATAACCAACGCTATTCAAGCCCCTGCCTACGCTATTCAAATCACCGCCTTTACAGCCGGAACAAAACTAAGCCATTACTGTTGTTCTCCATGCTTTTCCCTTGCGGGACGGTTCTGTTCAATTCCAATGCGTAGCCTATCTAGTCAGTGCCTTTGCCGTTCATGGCTAACCTTTTCCGCAACGAAACTTTGCATTTCCTTTTCATGGCGAACCAGTGCCAAGACTTGGCGTATCATTTCCGAAGCTATCAGGACTTAGCCTTCACGTTTCATTCCTATGCCCATGCTGTTCTTCACATTTCCTGCACAGTTCATATCAGAGCCTTAACTTAACTAGTCAGGGCTAGTCCGTAACTAATCCAAGCTAATCCATAACAGTGTTGTACGCTTCTAGGCTATGCCAGCACCTTACGCATCAGAACTAATCCTTTGCCACTTAGCACTGCTCTGCGCATCGCCCTCACACTGGCTCACTAAACATTTCCGTGGCTCTGCTTTTCTTAGCTTAACCATGGCCTTTCGTAGCGCTTCTTTGCCATTGCCCTGTCATACTTCGCTTTGCCCTAGCAAAACTTCACATTGCCGTTGCCAATCTTTGCTTTTCCTGGGCACCGTTTCTCTTAGCCTTTGCTCACCCCTTTCCACATCAATTCTATGCTATTCTGTAACAGTTCGTATTGTTACCAACACCCTACGGAGCCGAACCTTTTCTTCTCGTTGCTGTAAGTTGGTTCTCCTGTTATAGATGTTGCCGTTTATCACCCCCTGTCTACTATGGTAGAAAAATTGACGTTACGAATGTATCTTATTCGCCAACCTTTGTTACGCCAGTCACCTTGAATCTGCCGAACTCTGCGTTTCTGCCGGAGCCGATGCCGATTCCGATGCCTGTAAGGTTGATGATGTTCACGATCTGTTCCAGGGAGTAAACGCTGTCGATGTAGGTAATGCTTACATCTGCTTCCCAGCCGCCGAACTCGTTGATGTAGACCAGAATCGGAGCGCCCCTCTTAGGGGACATGAGTTCTTCCCTGCATCTGTAATCGGAGAACTTGAACGGGATAAGTCCGTTCTTGCTGTTCATGCTGACCGCCGCCTTGAACTTAGTGGAATACTTGTCGATGCCGAAACGGACAACCGCATCACACATGGCCTTCTTGAAACCAAAGGTTGTGAAGCATGGGGCGTTGTTTGCAAGCTGCTCTTTCAGAGATTCCTCTGTGAAAGTTTCCGGGTCGCCGTTGTTCCAGTGGATAGAGGTAATGATCTTTTCCCACTTGTTAGGCTTCTTGACTTCCTTTGCCTTGTCCTTGCGTTCATCGGTCAGGTCACGCTTTGTAACATTGTCCATCTTGTTACAGATGATGGCGCTGGTTCCTTCAATGTGGAAGATGGCGGTCTTAGGGTCAACTTTCTTGATTTCAATGATTTCGTCTTTCTTTGCCATGGTTTTTCTTTCTCCTTTTCTTTTGTGGAATTATTTATTTTATCGGTTGCCTTACAGATGGTAGTAGTCTGTCCTGTGTTGTTCTTTGGTTAATTGTCGTTTAATTTTTTCTACTGTCATTACAGGTGTTGACCGATTCTGTTTAAACGTTTTTTATTATCTTTTCGGTGACTTCTGCCACCTATAAGACAACCGATTGTTACTTTGTTCATTGACCACCTATCAGATGGTAGTAACTATGTTGTTATGTAGTGTGATTTCTTCTGTTTTACTCGTTTGTTGTTACCTATGATTTTGTGTCATGTGATAAACGGTGTTTGGTGGCTACTGCCACCTGGTAGATGGTCAATGTTTACTGACTGCCTAACAGATGAAATAAATCTGTTGTAGTTTATTCTAATTTTTTCTTAGCCGCTGTTTTGTAATGCAGTCTAATTTGGTTTAATGCCGTATGGTCTATGTAGGTGACTTATTTCACCTATTAGACAGTCAGTGTTATCGGTACGGACTGCTGAACAGATGGTAGTAATTTGTTGTTGTGTCGTTTAATGTAATATTCTCTCATTTACTGTGTCGTACTGTAATTATGTAATTATGTGGCTTACTGCCACCTATTCAACAGTCTGTACCGTGTTGATTCAGATAAATTCTTCGATTGCCGCTATGACCTTCGCAAGTTCCATGATGTTCTCATAGCGTTTCTTAAAGGCTTCCAATTCTCTACGGGCCTGTGCAATCAGCTTTGCGTGTTCATCGGGATTCTGAACGATCAGTTGTACCGACTTGTACGTATTCTTCTCAGGTGCGTTCTCAAACACCCGGAAGTGCGTTATCTGTTCTTCCTCTCCCTCATTCTTAGGCGCTTCTACGTGCTTGATAACAATGCTCCGCAGAACTTCTTTCGCCTGTACCTCTCTGTACTTCTCGGCGGCAATATCATCGTCCCATTCAAAGCACTTGTGAAGTTCTGTGCTTTCGTCACGGGCAATATCTACAACCTGTTTAGGAGTAGTTACGTCACCGATTTCCTTTGCGCACTTCTCTGCGCTTACGCCTTTGTACAGACTAGGCAACTTCCATTCGTAAGCGATGTTGTTTACCATTCTCCTTCCTTCCGTCTACTTTAGTAGAATTATGGGGTACTGTCCTAGGCCGTACCCCCTTGCCCTTCGACTTCTTTAGTCTACTACAATTCACTGTGCGTGTCAACCATATTAGACAAAATTTTCCTAAAATCTCGAATAAAATTTACTGTCCAAGTTTCTTCCGAAGTGCCGCCAGCCTGTCAGATACGGACTTAGGCATTTCGACTTCGGTTGAATCAAAAGCATCGTCATACTCAACGGACTTAGGGCCTTCGATCTTAGGCGGCTCCGGCCCGTCAAGCGAGATACGAAGGTTCTCAGGTATCTTGTGTTCAATGTGTTCACGGCGAACCTGTGCTTCATATGACCGAAGGAAGTTCGACTGGATCACGGTTTCAAAGTGTTCCGTATCCACGTTGCCCCATGCAAGCAGAGTATCCGGCGAACCTAAGACATGCTGAATCGTTTCCGGCAGAGTAGCGAACGCAGCTTTCATTTGGTCGCGGGGAGAGTTGATTGCCCTGCACACTAACCGCCAAGCATCAATTCCAGAACGGTTTCCAGGGTTCTCTGCCCTGTGCATGTATTCGATAACCATATCAAGCGAAGGCGGAAAACCGTTCGTTCCGGCGCAGATAGCACTCTTTACCCCTGCCATAACACGGTCAAAAGGTTCGTTTTTAAGAATATCATGCCACACCATAATCTGATGCTTGAACGCATCTGCATTTACTTTGAGATAATAGCCGGGATACGCACCCTTAATGTAAAATACGACTTTTGTTGTTTCTTCTTTAGTCATTATACCACCCCTCACTCATGAGCATATCTACACCGCTAGAGAAGCTATCCTTCTTTGCGGTGTTGTTATTGTTGCTGGAAACGATTTTATCTAAGTACATACCTTGCCACGATCTTGACATAGCAAGGTCAATCTGATTCATAACCGCTGATGCACCATGCTTCTGTTCAGCCTTTTCTACCTGTTTCAGAAGGGACTTAAAGCCTGTTTCCTTGTAAGTGTTGCCGATTTCACGCTTGTATTGTAACCATTCAAGAACCTTTTCCCTAAGTGGTTCAGAGATATTCATAGGCTCCATCATTTCGGTTGCTTTATCATCGGTTACAGAAGGCGAAGTTTTTCTCTTAGGCTTTTTTTCGGCGGTAGTGGTCGGCGCAGACGAACCACTTTCTCTTATAGTTCTATTCTTAATCTCTCTTTTTTCTTCTTCTCTATTCTTATTTACGTCAAAAAACTCACTCTCTTGTTGTTCAGTTTTTTCACTTCCAGTTGTCCAGTTTTTTGACTTCTTGTTGTCAACTACTTCAAGCAGTTTTTCTTCATTGATAGCAAAGTATCTCTTTGCCGGAAGGCCCCTTCTCTCGGTGCGGATAACCCCAGCATCTTCAAGAACGGCAATAGCCTTTAACTGCTGATATTTAGTCAGAGTGGTATTTTCTTCCATTCTCTCAACGGTTTCATAAAACATACCGTCCTCAGTAAGACCGTCCTGTGATTCCCAATAGTTGTAGCATGTCGCAAGTTCAGCGATCATGACCGCCGCATCCAGGCCAAAAGCCTTTGCGATACATTTGTTGATGCAGAGAAAACTATCAGATGCAATTAACTTTAATACGCTCATTTTTATCACCTTATGAATTGAATACAGAATTGTCAGTTACGATATGATTAAGACCCATTTAGCTAAGACATAAAAAATACCACCTTTCCCGTTGACCGTAATGAGGGAATGATGGTACACTAATCCATGTAGGTTATGTTCCTTACCAACATTTCCTGCCGAACCGTTCTGTGTTCCCGCACAGGCGGTTCTTTTACGTTATACGTTTTTTTGCTAAGAGCCGGAGTAAGCTGCATGGTATCCCCACACAGATTATCCGGCTCAATGGCTCTTACTTATCCGAACTACTATGTTATTTTAACATCTACTGTCGTATATAGCAAGCGTTTACTAAGGTAGAAATGTTGGATATATGCCAACTTATCCCATCCACCATGCAGACAGGTTTCCGGGCTTATCACCACGGGAGAATCCGGCAATAGTCTTTTCACCGTCCTCAATCATAAGGATGTTGAGTTCCGTATGGTATTTCACGGATACCTTACCGCTTGATGTAAACGCATAAACGTGTCCATCATTAGTAAGTACATGGACGATGGGCTTGCGGTTCTTCTCCGATTCCAGGTATTTATTCCTGTTGTTCAGCTTTTCGTTCTCAGCCTGGAGTTCTTCTGCCCTCTTAGACATTCCGTCTGCGGTCATTTTCCATGCCTTTGCGTTGCGCTCCCATGTGTCACGCCCTGCATCCAGCTTGCGAATCTTCTCTGCCTGTTCCTTGTTGACAGAATCAAGTTCATCATACCGCGCCTGTAATTCCTTCTGCTGTTTATCAAGCCCTTCGCCAAACTCTTTGTGGAAATGGACTTCCGCATTGAGGTCTTGAATCTGTGCTAACTGTTCGCCTACACGGTTTCTCAGGTCGGCAATCTTCGTTTTGAGTTCTTCGTTAACTTCCTTCTGCGTTGTAAGGTCGGCTTTCAGATTATCTCTCTCTGCCGTAAGATTCTGAACATCAATAATCCTTTTATCAACGGCATCTTTCAACTCGTTGCATTCGTATTTCAGCTTTTTAATCTCTGCCAAAAGTACATTATTCTGCCGAATTGCCTCGTCTCTTGTCGCTGTAACTTCTTTCAGAAGGGCCTCCAACTCGGTATTACGAGTTCTGAGTTCCTTAATCTTCGCTTTGAGTTCATCGTTGGCTTCCGTAGCTTCTGATGCTGTCCTGTTCGCTTCCTCGTACCACGTTGTCAGCCTTTCGACTTTTGTTTTGAGTTTCTCGTTCTCTTCCTGGAGCGAATCGCTGACCACTTCCATAACATCTGCTTTGGTCTTAAGCGATCCTGCAACTTCATCTGCGGTCAGCAACAGGTCAGGTTCGTCAGTAATACGTACTGAATCAGTTGTATCACAGCTTTCACAGTCAACAAACTCTAAGGTAATAGGATACATATAATCGATGTCGATTTCTTTAACCGTCACTGGCAGATAATACTTCTCACCCACTTTATATTCTTTAGCCATTACCTTCCCCCTTTCTGAGTGCCACGATCTTGTCAATAAGAACGTCAATAACCATGCTGTACTTCTTCATGAGTTCTCGCTGTTCTGCGATAAGTTTCTCCCTGTTCTGTTCGGTTTTAACGGCAAATTCATTAAGGGCCTTTGCGTTGTTCAACTCGGCTTCCAGTGCGTCAACCTTTGCGGTCAGCTTGCCGTTCTCTTCTTTAAGTTCCTGGTTCTCCCTTTCCAGTTCTTCAAAGCGGTTTTCCTGCTCAACGTTTCTTCTGTAACGGACTTTCGCCGCAATTTCGCTAGCGGTCAACAAAACGTCAGGCATATCACAGATACGTGTGGTATCTTCGCCAGCACCATCTTCAAAACTTATCTTTACGCCATAGTTGGTATTGACAACTTCATCAACCTTCACGGGCAGATAGTATTTCTCCCCCACTTCATAATTCTTAGCCATTGTTCTGCATCCTCTCAATCTTCTCTGCAAGCGCCGTGTTCATGATTCTTGTGAGCGCAAGTTCATCGTCTGCCCGGTCACGTTCCACCATCAGATTGTCAGCGGCCCTCTTGTATTCGTTGCACCTTTCTTTCATGTGAATATACATTCCACGCCAGTGCTTGACTTCTCCCTTTTTGGTGGACAGGCTTTCTTCAAGTTCACGGTTATTCTTCGTAAGTGCGGCGTTCTTGCTTACAACATCCGCATACGCACTATCCTGTTCTTTGAGTGCAGAATTAAGACCGTCCGCCTTAGACTGCGCATCTTTAAGAAGGGCGTTCAGTTCGGTTATCCGCTTACTAAGGCTGGCAATCGTTCTCTGCGCCTTCTCGGAGTATTCGTTGTAAGTTGCCTGCCAGTCGATGTTGGGTTCACAGTTCACTACTTCCTCTATGGGTGCAAGCTGTTCCTCAATAACAGGAATGATTATGTTTTCCCCTGTGTCGTGGTCTACATATGAAACATCATAGTCATAGACGCCTTCTTCGTTGTATACCGCACATACAGTCACACGAAGAAATGCTCCATCGTCACATTCAAATTTTCTCTCCATTTGCTCTCTCCACCGTGAGTACCCATACCCACGGATTTTCTTTCCACTTGATTTTCTGTTCCTCGTCCCATATCCTCATGTACGTTGACAGCGGATTTTTGGCTTTCGGATTAGGCTTTACCCCGTCTTTAAGCGAATCTTCCACCGTCATGTCATGCAGTCTACGGAGCCGTACTTCCTTGACATTTAGGAAGATACGTGCCTTGTCAGCGCCCATAGCGCCAACGCCATCCCAGCCAAACTTGTACTTGACCTTGCCTTTGTATCCCACTCTGTAAACAACGTTCCCATCTTTATCATACGAATATTGTTCCCGGCAGTAATACGTTTCGCCAACTCTGTACGGCCCGTATAAATAGTTGTAATGATCTAACCTCTGCCAAAACGGGGCTACCGACAAATCTTTTATAAAGGTTCCGTTCTCCGACATGTAAATCCAAAGTCCGTTGCCCTGACTGTAATCTGTCGGTATCCCATGCGGCATAACAGGGGTCGTGTACGTTGTCTTTGTGCCATCCAGGAACGCTTTGATTTCACGTTCGTTAGGGAACAAAGACTTCCGTACCATCGGCCTTCTCATGCTCTCAGCGCAGCTTCAAGCGCCTTTCTCTCTTCACGCATGATGCTGATGTAGTCACGGATAGATACTTCTTCTTCTGCTGACAGAACCTTCTCCCTTGTTCCGATGCTCACGATTTCTTTAAGCGCACCCTCGACACTGGAAAAGAATCCGTTGCCAACGTAATACTCTTCGCCTGTTTTCTGATTGACCTTCTTCCTCTGCGGAATGTGATTGCCAGCATCGTCAATGTCAATCTTCCAGTCCTCGTTAACTCTGATTGATGCCATGTTAATACTCTCCTTGTTCGTAAACGGTCACTTCGATTCTCGGATTGTCCTTATCAATTCCGAATCTGCATGTCCAGTTTTCCACTTCGGCCCATCCGTCATTAGGAAGCAGACCGACCTCTTGCAAGCTATCCTCTATGACTTTGATGGCGAAACTGGCAACATTGGATTTGTCCCTTCGCTTATCTGCTTCATAGAATCGGTAAACGATATAGACAGGTGTCCTTAACGGTGTTCGCCGCCTTGCCTGTCTTATACATGCGTTGGCAACCGTGGCAAAGTCACGTTTCATTTTATTGCCTGCCATCGGATGCCGTTTAGATGCTGAAAGCAAGTCGTTCAAATCCGGCATTGTCCGCCTGTTCTTGTGAAACTTGCCTTCTATTTTAAATTGAAAAACCTCTCTCACCCCCTTTAAGGCCGTTTTAAGGCTGTTTGCTGTTTGCGTGGTAATTTATGCGGCTGATGAATAAAAACGTCTGTATAGGCTTATATGGGCCGTTGTAGACGTGTGATTCTACATTAGTAGACTGTCAGGGCATAATTAAAGAGCCAATTCCTGTTGTACGTACTCCGGCACAATAAGCATTTCCTCTGTTGCCCGTCTGTAAAACTCTTTATTGATCTCGAACCCATAAAAGTTGCGCCCCGTTTCGATACAGGCTCTACCCGTACTGCCGGAGCCAAAACAAGGGTCAATAACAACGTCCCCAGGGTCGGTACAGACTTCTATAAGTCGCTTTAACAACTTGACGGGTTTCTGCGTAGGATGAATCTTAGGAACGTCTTTACCGTCACGCTCATACTCCATCCAGTCAAGTACCATGTGACCTGTTCCACGAACCGCCCTTCCGCTTTCATCATAGATAGCGCCGTTCCTGAACTTAGGCAGATAACCTCTATAAAACAGAAGCGCCCTCTCCGTTGCCCCGACAATCCTCATGTTTGCCTTTAACGCCTGTGGGCTAGACTTCTTGATGAACGTCAGCGGTATGTAATGAATGAATCCGTGTTTTGCCGCCGCCTTGATAAGTGTTTCCTGTTGCTGGAAGCTACAAAAAACGATCATGCAGGGAGCATCAGATGAACGCCCCCTTGCGCCGCCCTTCTTAGGCTCTTTTTTCATAAGCTGTGAACAGAAGTGGAAATACTCATACAGGTTGAAATTAAAGTCCGAAGCAAATGCCGCCTTGCCTGCCAGCTTGCTTTCCCCGTTCTTATTGTCGCCGCCGTTGTACCATACAGGATTACTGCCGTAAAAATTAGTACCCACGTTATACGGCACGTCTGCAATAATAAGCTGTGCCTTCTGAATCGGGTACTTTTTCCAGTTCTGCATAGAATCATTCCATGCTTCACATTTAATGCGATTATGATGCTGTTCCAAGTATCTCTCCTTTTCTACCATATTTACATCATCCGTCTACTCATGTAGAAACCGTAAGCATAAAAACCAGGTCAACCCCAGCTACACGGCGTTCCACAAGTTCGTCAATCCGCATATCTTCGATGCCGCCTTCATACAGGATGGCTCCGCTTTCATCTTTGATGCAGACCTTCGTTTCCATGGGCAGTACCGCAAGAACATCAATTACTGTCATGCCTGTTCCCCCTTATCACCCGTTGTGACGAACGCATACTCGCCGTAGTCAAACTTGCTGTATTCAAGCACGTTAACAAGGTTGTCGAAACCATCTTCGTCAACGCCTTCGCCCTTCTTCATTGCTCTTACGTTGGTATAGATGCTTGCTTCCGGCCCATCGTCAATGATGAAGCATGAGATTCTATGCACGTCAGGGTCAACTTCCCTTGCGATACGAAGTGCTTCGTGGATCAGTTCATAGCACTTCTTTTCTGCCAGTTCCTTAGTCATGTGTTCTACTCTCCTTTCAAATTTCATCTATTGCAGTTGACTGACTACGATAATAGGATAGCACCATTAAGATAGTATGTCAACCACAATAGACTTAATTTATGGGGAATTTTTAGGGAAGTAGAATTATTTTGCGTGTGTTAAATAAGACACATATGCGTGTGTTAATATTGACACACATAAGGCATCAATGGTTCGGTTTTTGGGATTTGCCATGTGTTAATATTGACACACTACTTGACAGATTTTCGGGCTTGCTATGTGTTAAATAAGACACAGATATATAGAATATACCATACCCTCTATACTTCTAAGGTGCGCCACTTGCTAGAGTAACGGTACACACTCTTAGTCCGCTGATTCTTACCGCTAGTAACACGTTCGATCAGTCCGGCATCAATAAGGGCCTTCATATCTTTATAAAATCCGCTGTGCATGGTCGGCTTGTAAATCCCATAACGCTGAACGGTTCCCCAATTCAGATAGAACAGGTCTTTGCCTTGATATTCTTCAATGTCCTTAAAATCACGTTCCGGCTTGCGCTTGCCATAATACTGTGCCTTGCATATCACATAGAGAAAACGCTGTCTTAAATTCAGACTTTGGAAAACGGGATTCAAAAGCATACTCTCATAGATTTTGGTAAATGATTCTTTCTGCTTTTCCTCAGTGTAGGGGTTGATAAAGATTGTCCCCATGCTCTCAAATGCTTCGCCGTTGCTGTCGTTGTGTGACCTGGATTTTGCCATAAAAAAACATCTTCCTTTCGTGCGTGGACACAGAGATAGAAAGATGCTATACTTTATGTATACGGACTGATGAAGTCGTGGTTCATCTTTCCATCGGACTGGCTTATTCGCAGTAAGCTAGTCCTTTTTCTATGCAGTTAAAAGTAAAAAAAAGAGAGAAAGACAAAGTAACCCAATTTGTGTTTCCTCTCTCTTTCCCTCTACTTTATTATACAGATTTTTCTACTAATGTAAACATACTTTCGGGGTATGTTTTTTACTCTCAGATGGGCAATTCTTCTCCGCCAAGAACCCTTATCCCATCTTCGCCAAGCACGTTGCGGATTTCATTTATGCTTGTTGCCGGAAGTATCCAGTCTGTAAGCAAGCTGTCCCTGTCGTTGTTGTAAGTGCCGATAACTCTGACCTTGAAACGCTTTAACGGTTCATTGTTTGGATTCTTGTATAATGCCAAAAACCATGCGTACTTTCGCCTAAGTTCATCAGCGCTCAAACGTTCTTTATCGGCATTAGGAAGTTCCACCGCCTTGCTTGCTTCAAGTCCCAACCAGTCATGCAACTGTTTGATAAACTCTTCGTTTTTGATTTGCGTGTCGTTGAGGGTTTCTGAATCCATGACAATCGGTTGGCTGGTCATATTCATTAGGTGTTCTGCCAACTCGGTTGCTTCGGTTGCGGTATTAGCAGTTCCAGAATAGCCGACTGGTATAGGCTTTTTGTCGTAGATGTTCCGCCACTCTTGCGGTGTACACAACGCTTCTCTTACATTCTCTGCCCGTTCAATCGGCTTCCAGTCACTAAGCATTTCCTTTTGAAGCATGTTGTAACAGAATACATACTTCTCGCCTATGCTTTTAAGCTGCTTCTCCAACTCTGCATTTTTGGAACACTCAGCTTCAAACTCTGCCTGTAACCGTTCGGCCTTTCGCTTATAACCGTTGCGGTCATTTTCCACAAGGAGAACCTGTTCCTTATGCCAGTTGTCAATCCATTTCACGTACTCTAAAAGCCGATGGAGCAACTTCTTTGCGGTACGATCATAGGTTGCAACATACGCCTGTCCTAATCGGCTCTTTAATTGCAGAATAGGATTGTCGGTAACATCGTACTTAATATCTGGAATTTCAACACGTTTCCTAGTTATGAAGTCCCAAAACCTACACCAACCATAGACAATAAAGTGACCGATAAGGCAACCCCAAAGCAAGCAGAGAAAATGTTCCATCTGTGTCATTCTTCCTCTCCACCTTCTGCCACGGCCTTGACCTCAAATTCGTCCCCGGCAATAGCCTTGCACAGCTTACAGATGGTCATGACAGCATCCATGTCTTTATGTTCCTCTGCACAACGCTTGATTACGGCAACCGCATCTTTGACAATCGTATCTGCCGCAGCTTTCTTCTCTGCCTTATGCTCTTTGAGGATATGAGCGTATGTCTGTCGGATACGGGTATCACGTTCGGCGCTCAGCCTGATTTCTTCAAGTTCCTTACGAATGTCGACTTCGCACATCTTAGGAAGCCTTTCGATCAGTTCAGTCACAAGGACTGCCGTACTCTTGCACTCGGCATCAATCTTGCCATCCTCTTTAATTCCCTTAATAATCACCTTTGACATATTAAACTCCTTTCGTTTAAAGCCTATATAGTAGCCGTGGGAAACCCCATAGAGAAGTTTCCGCACGGCCCTGTTAACTGATTATTCTTCGTCCTGTGCTTCCATAATCACATCAAGAAGCCTGTGAGTGGCCTTGTTTGCATCCTCGCACACATCAACTGCTCTCCACCCTTCGCCCAGGGTTTCGGCAACTTCCTCTGCCTTGCTGAGATAGTCGAATACCAGAACGTCCTTGCCATCTTCACGGATGATAGCTTCGCCATTGTCGTAACCACCGAAGAAAAGAGCCTTCCTGTCCTTTGGCTTGCCAATGGGCTTGCAAACAACGAAGTCGCCGGGGATTTCCAGTACAACGGCTTCCTTTTCCTCGTCAGTCTTAGCCGCAGTCAGTTCTTCGATGTAGACCTGCCGGACGATGCAATCAATCGCAAAGTCAACCGCTTCCATGATTTCGGGCTTCGCATCATCGCCGTAAAGCATTTCCGTTGTCTTGCGGCTCTCCATGAGTGCATACCCCACGGATTTCAGTTCGACAAAAGTATGGTTCATAAGTTCATAGCGTTTCATGTGTTTTTTCTCCTTTCATAACACACAGGACATTTACCCACGTTTTGAGCAAATGTTTTTAAAATTATTTTGTTCCTACTTTCCTACGCCCATAAGTGGACGATTTTTATAACGGCTTTTGAAAAAAGTTGGGATATATTTTTCCCTCTACTATCTACTGCCTACAACGGGCCGATTTTTATAATCTACTTTAGTAGATATTTTTGACAGACTTAATCCCTGTCCTCAAACATTCTGTCCCTGTTCTTTGCCGCCACCGCTAGTGCCGTACAGAACACTCCGCAAGCGCCGCCGACCATGAAGCAAATGAATCCTACAACTGCTGTCATAACTCCCCCTTAAAAGTAACGAATCAGGTCACAACCGATGCAACCTACAATCTTGCCATTACTAAGTCTTACGCCGTAGACTTCCTCAATCAGCGTAGAACACGTAATGATCGTGCCGACTTCTCCGACATACTTCCTGTAAGACTGCGTGAATGTCGTACATCTTTTGATTTTTACCCTTGTCCCATTTTTAAATACCAATTATAAGAAACTCCTTCCGTATCTCCTGGTAAATGCTTCCCTTGCCATAACGCAGAGTTCGTCAACACGTTCCCCGTAAATGTCCTCGTCTGCGTTCTTGATGATGTTCAGAATGTAGTCCTTCTCCCATGCGGTCTGTGCCAGCATTTGGCTCATTGTCCGTAAAAGTTCACAATGATGTATGTCGCATCTTACGCCCGCTTGTGGTTTAGAACCTTCGGTATGATGCTGTTTCGTCAGCGGTATCCAAAGACCATCTTCATCTGCCTTTGACCGCATCTGCCCCATGAGAACATGATGCCGTTCCACATTAGGTTGACCAGTCAGACAGTCATAGTCGCTGTACCGCATGTTAATGATTATCGAATCCTTCATACCATAGATAACAGTTCGTCCGAAGAAATAGGACGTTCCAAAACTTCTGTGTCAGCACAATAGTCGCATACACCGCATCTTGTAGGCTCTGCTTCACCGTTCTTCAACATCTGAATCATCGGCACTCTGCGCTCAAACTCAATCAGTCGTTCATTAAGGATAACATCGGGTATCTGAATCACGGCAATTCTCGGATGGGGAATACCCTCTGTCTTATCCTTACTGACCGCCGCAATATAGAACGGAAGCCGCTTGCCCGTGTTCTGATAATAGATTTCTTGATAGACTGCACCCTGTGTGTCGTATCCGAACGCTTCAATGAAGTTGATTCTCTCACCAACATCCGCAGCGTAATAGGTCTGATTCAGACTACGGCATGTCTTTAAGTCCGTGATTCTGTGACCGTCCGTGCTGTCAATCTTGATTTTCACAGGTACGCCGCCGATTTCCCCGGTCATGATAACTTGCGTGTCGCCCCTCATGTACTTCATGAACAGTTCGTCACGTTCGCACCGCCGAATCATGGCGTCGGCCTGCTGATACTGAGATTTCAACTGGCCCTTTGTCGCACCCCTTGTTGAGATAACGTCAGGGTGTTCGGCAATAAACTTATCCAGTGAATGGTCGAAGTACGCATCAACATAAGAGCCGATTAAGAGCGCATCCGTTACAGGCGGTTCATACTCGCCACGGATAATAGCCAAGGCACACTCTTCGCATCCTGGTTTCTGAGTTGTCCCGTAAAAGTTTTTGTACTGAGAAACGGACACGTATGCCATGTCCGCTTCCATTGTGTAATAGTTCTCTGCCGTCAGGATCATACTCAGCCTACCTTGCAAGCATCAGTAACGAAAATGCGGCACTCGTCAATGGAGTTAGGGGCCTTCTTGTACTCTTCGCCTGTCAGATAGTCGGTCAGACAAATCATGCCCTTCTCGTCCAGCCCCACATAGATTGCCAGTGTAGCGTGCGGGTTGCTCTTTGTGGTATACAGGATAATGTTGCCGTTCTCCAACACTTCTCCGTCAGTGGTCTTTACGGTTACTGTTACTGTTTTTTCAATTCTCATTTGAATACCTCATTTGCCTGTGCTGTGATTTCATCATCTGTTGCATCGAACCAGTTAGGTTCTTCCACTTCGGTTGCTTCTACGTCAACGGGTTCATCTGCGTAAACGTCAGCGGCCTTCTCAATGTGCTTCCTGTCAGTCACTTTGTTGTCGCCGCCTTCCTCAAAGGCATCTGCACGTTCCATACTGCCAAAATCCAGGTCGATAAGTTTACACAGCCTACGCAGAACGGTCTTTTTGCACATTTCCCCGTAGCTGTCCTTCCACGCCTTAGAATTGCTGGCCTTACTGAAAGAGTGCCTTGTCTCTTCGATCTGTGCCTTGCTCATTGTGTCGTACAGCATCGAACCGTCCTTATACATGCAGACCGCAAATGCACCGATAATCTCACCGTCATTGAACGGTTTAGGCCGGAAGTTGATACTCTGTCTGCCATCTACAATAACTTCCTCAAACTCGTCACCCTCACGAACCACCTTTGCATAAATGTCTTTGATGGGGTTCATGGCGTACTTCTTACACAGCTTGATTTCGCCTTTGTAGTCAGTCAGAAACGTACACTGGTTGCCAAACGGGATTGCATAGCACTCTCCCCTAAAGAAGTCCAGTCCAAGGAACGCACCCTTTAAGAGTGTCCTCTGGACAGAACGGGGGTCGCACCGTGAGAAGTCCGTTTTCGATTCCTGTAATACCGTCATGCAGTTCTGAATGAACCTCTGTTTGTTGAGGTCTGCCGGGATTGCTTCGGACTGTGCCGCCATGCTGTTTTTCAGCCCGTCATGAACCGCAACTAAAAAATCTTTACTTGCCATCGTTTTCTCCTAACAATATCTGAAACTGTGCCCATGTGTTGTGTTGTAGCGCCCTTTAAGAACTGACGAAACATTTGTCGGAGCAATACCGTAATATTCTCCAGCAGCTTTTACGCTTTCAAACACAAGGCCAGTGTCTACGCACATAACCTTTTTTCTGTGTCCGGCATTGTCACGGATATACCCGTTCTCTTTACTGATACGAATTGTTTCTTTCATCTTTTTAATAGATGATTCAGAGCGCTTTGTGCCAATCTTTGAAGCGCTGATTTTCTGACGTGTTTCTTGCGAAACGGTGTGTCCGAATGAAGGCGGTTTTAAGTTCGATAAAACCCTTGCTCTTTCTTCATCGGAATAAGACTGCCATTGCTTTTTAGCGCCTTCCGACATTAGCTTCCTTGCCGTATCAGATACAGCGTGGCCCAAACTACCCTTGCCGCCCATACATCTGTTATGATCCGGGTTAAGTTCTTTAATCCAAAACCGCTCCCGTTCATCCAGCATATCAGGGTCGCACTCTTCTAATATTGAAATAGTCAGATTGTCTTTGCCAAACATTTCCCTGTCTGCTTCAACATATGGGTTGCCGCTGTGACCACTTTTGTGTTCGTTGTATCTGCGGAGAATATCTCTGCTTTGTCCGATATATGTGTTGCCATAAAAGCCACACGTCAGCATATAAATACCGCAAATTTTTTCGTGTTCCATAAGCTATGCAAACTCTTTCATATCGTCAATAGTTTCCTTAGAGTAGATTTCCCCGGCAATGTTCCAGTACGGTTCGCCCTCATAGATTTCCACTCCGTTAATGTCGGTCATGACGGGGACTTCCTCTTCGTCAAGATAAGTCCCTGTTTCGTCAATCCGTAACACCCTTTCCTTCATTGTTCCAACCCCATTTCCTTTGCAAATTTCCTCACTTCCTGTTCATAAAGCACAAAAGTATACCTACTTGCTCCGGCTTTTTTGTAACATCTGCCTATCGGTATCTCATGTGCCTTTATGAGTTCCCGGAGAGTAAGAGGGTCAACTTTCAGTATCTTCGCCGCCGTTCTGACAGCAATCCTCATATAAGACCTCAAACGGGACTTTCAGCACCTTTGACAGCGCCATGAGGGTAGTAGCCTGGGGGTTGGTGTTGTGGCGGTTCTCTAAGTCGAGAATGGTCATTCTGCTAAGTCCTGTGTACTCCGCAAGCTGTACCTGTGACATATGGAGTTCCGTCCGCTTCTGTTCTATTACCGTGATTTTAGTATTCTCGTTTCTTGCCAAATTTTCTCACCTTCTTTCTATAATTAAACGAGAGTTGTTATCAACGTTGGTTAAAGTCTACCATAGTAGACGTTCATTGTCAACAGTTTATGTCAACTGATATAGACATATTTTTTTAACAGATGTATAATGTAGTAAACATAAAAAATACATCAGGAAAGGAGTGAACACAATGGATATTGGTGCAATAATCACAAAATACTGTGACGAACACGGTATGTCTTCCACCGAATTTGCTAATAGGGTTGGTGTATCTCGTGCATACATATACATGCTCAAACGTGGCAAACGGTATAAGGCAGATAAAGATGTTATCCCGTCCGTGGATACGATTGAAAAGTTGGCAAAAGCTATGATGATGAGTAGCGGTGAATTGATGGCCCTCATTACCGATAAAGAAACCACTACTCACAAGGACAGCAAATCCGCTTCTATACCGCTGGTCGGAAGGGTAGCTGCCGGAGTGCCGATTCATGCAGAGGACAACATCATAGGGTACGTGGATATTCCTAAGAGGGTAGCGGAACAGAACGACATGTTTGCGCTCACAATCAAAGGTAATTCCATGTACCCGGAGATTAAGAACGGTGATATTGTCGTTGTGCGGAAACAGAGTTTTGCCGAAAACAAGGACATTTGCATCGTTCGGATCAATGGCGAAGATGCCACTTGCAAGCGTGTTGAGATAACCGATGAAGGCATTACCCTTGTTCCTATCAACCCGGAGTATGAGAGCAAGCACTATACCAAAGAAGAAGTCGAAACCATGCCAGTTGAGATTGTCGGAAAAGTGTTTGAAGTAAGGAGAAGATTTTAAGCAGAGGGCCGTTCTTAGCAGGGCGGCTCTTACTAATTTATGAAAGGAGAATAAGACATGAGATTGCCAAATGGATACGGCGGCGTAGTGTACCTTGGAAAGCGCCGTAGGAAGCCATACGGAGTACGAATATCAACGGGTATGCAAAAGGTCGAGAAGGACGGAAAAATCGTTTACAGAGCCAAATACAGGTATCTAGGATACTTTGCTAAACGTTCAGAAGCACTGGCCTTCCTTGCTGATTATAACCGTGGCAAGCCAGCCCTCGCAGAGTATAGTTCCAAACTGATTACATTTGAAGAAATGTATGATAAGTGGTTCAACTACCGTATGGGAATGAATAAGAAACCATCAATGGCGTTGCAGAAGAACTGGGGCGTTGCCTATAAGCAGTTCTCAGAGTTGCACGAAAGACCGTTCCAGTTTCTAAAGACCGCTGACTATGATGCTTGCTTCAAACGTAGAGCGCACCTTTCAAAGTCCACAATCGGATTTATGAAAGCTGTCCTTCACGGTATGTATGATTACGCTCTGAAATATGAGTTGGTGGAAAAGGATTACAGCAGACTTATCACGGCAGAATACACAGTCAATGAGGAAGAAGCACATACACCGTTCACGGAAGATGAATTGAAACTGTTGTGGGAAAGGCAAGATGAAGCATGGTTCATACTGGTTATGGTTTACACTGGCCTTCGTGCATCTGAACTTTGCCATATTGAGATTAAGAACATCCATTATGAAGAACGATACATGACGGGCGGCATGAAAACCGATGCAGGGAGAAACCGTGTCATTCCTCTGCATGATTCGATCATACCACTTATGAAGTCACACATTGATGCACGTTATAAATATCTGATTCACGACACACGGGGCAGAGCATACACATTTACTGCGTTCTACTCTACCCCGTGGCGGCGGCTTATGGACTTGTTGGGAATGGAACATAAGCCACATGATACCAGAGTTACTTGCGGTACGATGATGGAACTTGCCGGAGTGCCACTTAACCGCCGTAAAGCAATCCTGGGCCATGCTCAGAATGATATAACCGAAGATGTTTATACCCGTATCCCTGTTTCGGAACTGGTAAAAGAGATAAACAAACTGCCACTGTATAGAGCAGATTGAGTTTTTATATTTCTATACACGATGAATCCGCTTGTAAGAAGTTGGTATAGAGCAGATTGATTTCCGTGTATAGATTAAGTGGCGAGAAAGAATAGGTTTATCTCAAATCATCTTCATTTAACTTCATCTAAGAATACAGAAAACCACGGAAAACATTGATTTCCCGTGGTTCTTCTTTTGCGTTAATTTATCTTGGACTTTGCTAAGAATCTAGGTTTTAAGCCAAAAAATCAGTGCATTGTATAGTGAGTGTATATTGTAAGCCTTAACCCATTTCTTGAACCAATCTCAACCCACCTTAAACCAAAAACGGGGGCTTTTTTCACCCCCGTTTCGTGCAAAACGCATATCTAGAATTGTGTTATGCTCACATATCAATCAGAACCACTCCGCCGCAGTTTACCCATCCATTCCAAAGTCCTTCAGGATGCAAGTCTTCCTTTTCTCTCGCAGTAGGAATGTGGTCGCAAATATCCCAAAGGTCAACGTACCTAGGGCCTCTTGCCGTATCTCTACTGCTGTCCATAAGGTATGCTTTCTTCCCATCAGCAGTTACACCGATCAGAAGCGCATAGTGTTCTGAGTTTGCGTATCTCCCTTTGTGGTTCACGCCAGCCCTGTTGCACCTTGTAAGAGCCACAACCGCAGGGCAACCCTTTGAAAGATGCTCACGAAGGATTTTAGCAAGTCCGTCCGTGGTGAAGGATTTAACCCGTTTGTATTTGATTCCTTCCCTTTCAAGCAACCGCTGACCTATTGCGGTAGATATAGGACATTTGGTTCCACCAACCGCTTTCAGGTTCTTGTTGGCGTATTCAAGCGGTGTCATGTTGTATCCCTTGATGGTAGATATGGCAGAATAGAAACTCATGAAACCACACCCGGAGCCAGTGAATACATAAGGGTTCTCTCCCTGCGCCCCCTGCGGGTAGCCCTTCCATGTGATAACACCTTTCTTTGTAGGCACATTAGAAAGCAGATACCTTTTGCCGCCCATGTCCTTAGTAGGCTTTAAGCCATCGGGAATAGAAATATTGGTGTGTTCGTCTTTAGTGGCATTGACACGGGCCTTTACCATCTTATAGTCCTCTGCGGAGTATCCGGCATCAATGAACCTCTGCTCTCTCGCTTCATCACCGTTGCCCCACTTTCCAGCCCATACATCATCTGCCATTCTGCAAACCCATGTAACATAATCCTGGACTTCATCATAGTATACGCCCAACACGTTCTTGCGTTCGTCTCCGCCGCCTGCCTTACCATCAAGCACGTACTGAGCCATGCTTCGGATAAGTTCTTCGTGGTGTTTAAGGGCAGAAGTAACCTCTGTCTGCAAACTTTCCCATGTGTTATAAGTAATCTGATTCTTTAAAATAAATTCAAGTATATCTGTCACTTCATATACCTTTCGTAAGTCGCTTTAATGTTATCAGCATCGACCTTGACATAAGTCCGTGTCGTGCTGAGATTGCTGTGTCCTAACAACTCCTGTATCACTTCAATCGGACAGCCACTTTTCTCTAAGTCGCTTGCAAATGTATGTCTGAGCCTGTGTGGATGCAAGTGATTGACCCCTGCGGCCTTGCCAGCGTCACGAAGCACCAACCTTACAGTTCCCGTGGTAAGCTGATGCGCCCCTCTGCGTGTCACTATAAGGTATGGAGAATCATCATTGCGTGAATCAAGATACCGCTTTAAATGCACCGCCGCCGACTTGCTGTAATAGACCGTCCGCCACTTGCTACCCTTGCCTAAGATACGGATTGACCGCACTGTGAAGTCTACGTCCGATTTTTTGATGCAGACAAAGTTCCTCTACACGCACACCAGTCGCAAGCATGATTTCCACTAAGGCCCTGTCACGAAGGTTAGTTACGGTCAGTTTGAGCAGTTCGACTTCTTCATCTGTAAGCGGCTCTCTAGGCTCAACCGAAGTGGTCTTCTCTGTCTTTATGACCGCAGTAGGATTTTCACTGATGTATCCATTTTCCTTTAACCACGTAAAGAACGAACGGATCATGCTCTTCTTTGCGTTCCTTGTGTACGGTGATAGTGGCTTACCTGTATTGCGGTTTATATCTCTGTTGAAAAGGTACGCCCTGACGTGTTCTGTCTTGATGCACTGGACAGGCAGCTTGATAGTGGTAAGCATGTCCTCTAAGCACATTTGGTACTGCCTTGCGCTCCGCTGGTTCATGCGCCCGTCTTGCTTTTTAGACACCATGAACATCTTGTATTCCATCGGAAGCTGATAATCCACGCTGACTATTGCGGTCTGAATCGGACGTACTTCAAAGTTAAGCGTAAATGCGTACAACTTGTCACGGATAAAACGTGTATCCTCTGCACTGAACCGTGGCCCCAACTCTGCAACAAAGCCATCAACAAATGCTGTCATTCATTTATCTCCTTTCTACTATGATAAACTGATTCCCTATTTCTAGGTATTTTCGGTCTACCATAGTAGACAAAGAGATACAAGCACAAGTCATAAAATGCGGTTTAAATGTTGTGAATTAGCCACGGTAAATATGCCTTTAATACATTATTATACTTACGGCTGTTTCCTCTTGCGAATCTGGACATTTAACTGTCATACGAAGGCCGCACCGATGCCTACATTATTGTCGGATTTCCGTCAGGGTACATAGGCATCACCTCGCTCTTTACCAATCAGATATTTTATGCGTTATAGTGACAAAAGTGCTTTTTCTACCGTAGACGAGTATTTGTTAATTGCGATTTTAACGCCGTCTACAGCAACGTTGATGTGCACACCGTCTCCCTGCATCATTGCAAACACAATTCCTGATTCCTTGTACATATCGATCCTCTTGATAGAGTAATCATCAAGGACTTGATTTGCAATGGTTCTGTATGTTGCCTGCGCTGTCGGCTCTTTACCGGAATTGGTACGCAAGCATGGGAGTATAACAAGAATCTTTGCGGACGGATATGTTGCTTGTAATGTCTCTATGCAATAGCGCATTGCGGACACCGTATTCTGCGCTGTATCCGAAGCGGCATCAGAATACTGTCCGATGGTACCGGAGCTAACCCATATATCATTTGTTCCGTATTCAAGCACAATATAGTCGGGAACAAAACTTCCTGCGATAAGGGTCTTTACCTGATATACGCCGCCGGAGGCAAAGTTGGAGTTTACCCACCACCTCTGCTGACCTACGCCACGGACAATATAATCCATGTTGTATTTCTTTGCGATTCTCGTGGCCCACGCACTATTCTGCTCAAGTAAAGAATCACCCAAAAACACGATTTTCTTTCCAATCATGTCAAGAGCAGGAGCATTAAAAGCTACCACTGGATTGAGATAGTCCATTGGAGCAGACTTGGATGAATGAATGGTAATATACTGAGCATAGTCCGTGGAGATTTGGGAGTTGTCTAATTTCTTAATTGAAATCTTGACCTTTTTACCTTCGGGGACTATATAATCTGTCCCTCTGTAAAAATCGGTTACTTCCACGGCTTGTGACTGTGCAGTTGTATCAAGTGTCCCATCGACCTTAACGCATCCAAGCCAGTCACCGTATTTATTATAGAGCGCAATGCAGTACAGAATTTTTGTGCTGTCTACACTGATACGGCACTTACCTTCGATATACCCGCTGTCAGCAACAATTAATCGCTGATTTCTGGCAGAAGTTGTGGACGAATCATAGATGCCTTGCGCCGCACCCTGTACCCATGTGTAGTTAGCGGAGATATCTTCGATGTCAGCACCTTTTACCACTCCGTCAAGGTCGGCAATCAAGGTCCGTCCACCATTATCGCAAAGGTCTGCTCCGTAGAATGTTTTCATTTCGGCCATTACTCTCTCACCACCTTTACTTCGTATACATCCCAATACGTTTCCATTTTTGTTAAGCTGGACTCATAGGTGCATAAGGATTCGAAGCACAGATACGCTTCAATATCGGATGCCACAGTAAACTCAAGATTCTGCTGAGTTGTTTTTGCGTTGGACGCTTCTTGATATATTTTATAGCTTTCGTAAGCGCTAGTCAGAGTATTCGTGCGCCATGTAGCAGTATTCTTATTTATGCCAGTGTTTGTCTGATTGGCAGTAGGTGACAGGTAAATTCTTGCAGACGCGTTTCCAGATGAACCTTTTCGTGCAACAGCACGAATCTTAATTACATCCCCTGCCTTAAATTTAAATTTGTTGACAGTGGTCATGAGCAAACCGCAAACAGCAGATGCAGGAGCATTGTCAAGGCCGAGATGCAAATGGTCGGATTCCTCCGAATAAGAACCATAATCCGTTGATCCCCTAAATGTGCTTCTCAGCTCCCATCCACCAGTTCTGCCTGCATACTCATCGCCCTCGTTGTAGAGATAGTAAGCCTTTGCCAAAATTCCGTTGCCGTTGCTATCAACGATAAGGTCGAATCCGTCAGAACCACCACTTTCGATGGTTTCTTTCAGACTTGCTGAAAGTTTTGCGTCTGTGATTGAACCGTCCTCTACCGTTGTGGTTGCTTCAGGATGATTGTCGAGCCACGCCGCCACTTGTGCGTCCGTTGCTGTTCCGTTCTGAACTGTTGCGGATGTAGTCCCATTTTTGTCGGTAATAGAAATTCTTACGCCAGTTGATGTTGCTTCCACAGTAGCAACGGGGCTAAAACCGTCTTGTCCATCCTGTCCGTCTGCCCCGTCAACGCCGTCTTGTCCATCCTGTCCGTTGGTTCCATCCCTGCCGACATAATACAGACCGCCATCAACCCATGCCGTACCGTTGTAGTAATAAAAATGTCCGGCTGTATATCCTGTCTCGCTTCCTTCATACAGATATATCAGGGTCGTGTCTGTCATATCACTTGCATTGGTCACAACAACAGCGCCGCCGCTTCCGCTACTCTGAGCCGCAACATTGATAGCACTTACGCCGCCTGTCTTTACTGCATTTCCGATTGCTGTTCCAAGGGCTGTTGCTCCAGTCTGGTCTGGATGGATGTCATCAGAGGAAACATTATCGTCCGTCAGAACGTATTCCACATTAGACAGATACCTCACTCCGGCCCTGTTCGCCATCTGCATATATCCCTGTCTGACTGTGTTCATAAGGATTTCCTGTTCGCTTGCCTTGCCGGAATGACCAATCATACCAATGCAGATTTCGGCAAATGGATACATTTCTCTTGCCTTTGCCGCAAATGTTCCAAATGCTTCAAGAAGCTGACTGACCGTGTAAAGCTGTTCGTTGTATCCGCCGCAGACCACAATCTTTCCGACATCTGCTTTCGCAAGTGTTGAAAGATTTAAAAGGTCTGTAAACGTTTCGTAAGGCGTAATATTTGCCGGATGCCGGAAACCCGCACCGCCTTTTGCATGACTTTCAAAGTCAGAAGATTTAAGTCCAAGTGCCGCCGCTGTTCCGGGAATCCATCCTGTTGTGGTACCGCCAGTGTTGAATCCCGTTCCGTAACTGTCACCGATAAAAACAACTTTCGTTGCTTTGTTTTCTCCAATCGTGAAGAAATATCTGTTGGCATTGGCGGCATATGTCTGCTGATGGAGTGTCACCCTCAGACTGTAAGCGTTGTAAGGTACGCTTGTTTCCACCTTTGTAAGCACTCCGGCATCGGGAGTAATGCCCTTTGTGTTTGCGGATTCGCCGTAAATGTATGCTCCGTTCACATCAAGAAAAGCAAATCCGGCGCCCTCCCACAAATAGGACTGAATCGTGATGCCTTTCCCACGGAAAGCAATAACAGAAACCTCTGCGTATGACAGATTTGCGTTGGTACCAATGCCGCCTGTTGAACCGACTACATAACTTCCATCTGTCACATTTACCGCAAGCGGATAGTAGGCTAAACGGCCATTTACTTTATCAAACTTATTCTTTATTTTTGTTGCGATCTGTGTCAACTGGGGTACGCTTATAACTCTATCCGGCATCCTTATTCACCCCCCCTCAATAATATCAATGATGCTGTCAACTTCGGCCTGTGTCGCATATGCAGTAGATGAAAGTTTGTTTGCAGTCACGCTCCCATCAGGTATGACCGCTTCGGGATGGTCTTCAAAATACTTTGCCACCTGTGCATCAGTTGGCTTGCCAGCCGCTTTGACTGCCGCCGCAAATGTAATAGGATCAAACATAATCAGTTACCCCCAAACTCAACCCATGTGTGTCCCGTTTCGTTATACATGTACACCTTGCCAGTATCCATTTCCAAGAACTGCGAACCATTCTGAATCTGAGTGTTTTTGTAAGTGCGTGTGGGCTTTGTGTCTGTTGACAGGCCCGTGAAGGAATAGATGTAGCTGTTCACAAGGCTTCCGCCCGTGAATAAAGTTGTGTCATATTTACGGTCAATATAACTTACCATTCTGATACCTCACAAAAAAAGAGCCAATAGTATCAACACTATCGGCTCATGGCTCTTAATTGATACTATTCTATCGTAGTTATTCGTTTTGTGCAAGCACTTCAAAGACCTTGTTCCAAGTCCCCGTGCTTGCATATCCATCGGCGGTTAATCCATGTTCTCTCTGCCATGCGGTCAGCCTGCGGGTTGTGTTGATGCCAAATACACTGTCTGTCTTTGCTCCAATGACCGCCTGTAAAAACTTAACAGACCGTCCATAGCTGCCTGCTTCAATGTCCGGCATACCATAAGTAACAACGTAATCGGAAAGTGCCTTAGACCACGTTGTAAGGTCTACAAGGGCGGTCTTTTCCAGTCCGTGAGCATCTTTCCATTCGATTGTTTTAAGCCCCGTCTTAGGCCCAAATGCCCCGTCTACGGTTGCTCCCACAATCATCTGCCATACTCTTACTGCGCTACCAGTCATGCCCTCAACCAACTCCATAGGGGCCAAGAAGTCATGTGTCAGTGTTCCGCAGAGTTTCCAGTTCGGGCGGCCTGCGCCAACGATCTGATTCTTTCTGCGGTTGTAATCCTTAACACACACCGCACCGCCATTAGCGACCACCCCTCTTGCCGTTGATGTATTTCCTTCCACCGTCACAGTACGTTCGTCTTCATACCGAAGGAACATTCCCGTGTGGTAGGTCTGAGATACCTGAGTATCATCATGGCTAAAAAATACCTGGTCGCCTAACTCAAAGTCGCCGTACACCCATGCTTTATGCTTGATGTACATATTAGCGGATGCAATAGTGTAGTCGTCAAAGTTGCCGTTCAGAAGGGACTTTGCCGTTGCTGTTCCAAAGAGTTTCATGCACAGCCAGTCATAGAAAGCATCACACCAAGGCGCATGTTCGTCACACACGGACGGTAAAAGTTTGTGAAGTTCGTTTCCGTACTTAGTCCAGTTGTTGTATCCGGCATTTTTGACTTTGCGGTAAATGTCTTTATTCGTTGCCTTTTCGCAATATCCGCACTCCGCCATCGCAAGGTTTTCCATTGCCTTCTGAGGGTTGATCGTTACGGTGATATAGGTCTTAGTAGGCTCTAGTGCTTCTTCTTTGGCATCTTCAATGGCTCCCTTCTGGACTGCCATTTCCGACCACATTTCTTTAGTCAGCGTTGCCCCGTTTATATCAACTGTCTTTCCACCGTACTGGCCTTTGGAAGAATACTGATAGATAACACATTCCATCGTGCCGAAGGATTTTTCATCTGTCCAAGGCTCTTTTGTAAACTTAGTCGGTGCCTTTGCTTTGTACTGTGCAATCCACGAAACAGAGCAGACAGACGACCAATCGTACTTAGCCGCAACGCCTTTGCTCATGTAAGGTATACAGGTTGCCCCAACAAGTTCAGCAACTTTACCTACGAACCTACGACACCATTCAACATCTTCTCCCGTGTCGAATGTGGGATTTGCCTGTCCTTCCCAATCAACAAAAAGAACCGCACCATAAATCCTCTCGCCGCAAGTCTGCACAAAGAACTCTGCTTCCGCTTCCGGGTCGCCGCCCTCTGCATAATGGTAAATGCCAAGTAAAAGTCCGGCCTGTTTTGCACCATCATATAACTGTTCAAAAGCCGGATTGACATACCAAGTGCCTTGCGTTGCTTTTGTGATAGCAAAGTCGCCTTCGCAATCGGTAAAGTCAAATCCAGCTTGATAAGATGCAAAATCAAAACCGTTAATGACAATGCCCTTAAACGTTGCCATTATGATTCTCCTTGCTGTATTCCTTTGCAGAAAGGTGAAGGATTGCGCCCATGAGGGTATCAACTGCCATGATCGTTGCCGGGATTTCTGTAACGAACGGCAGGCCCCAAATCTTGCCGATTACCGCATAGGCCGTAGCAACTGCCGGGAGCCATGTAAGAGCAATTTCTTTAAGAATGTCGTATACATCGTTTCTCATTTTCATAACATTTCTCCTTTTACATTAAGAAGTGATTTTGTGACTGTCGAAAAGCCTTTCGTATGTCCGTTTGATATTGGATGCCGACTGCACCGTTCGCCCATTCACAAATTCATCATGGTCAGCACAGTATTTGTCATATGTCGCAATGTCGTCCATAATCTGCAAGAACATTTCATGTGAGTGGTCAACGTTATTCAAGAGTTCGTCATTGAACCGCAGTATATCTCTCCTTGCATCAATCGCACTCTTTTCCGCCTGACTGTCCGACAAAACCTTTAAATCGGCTTTAACGCCTTGTATCTGCTCCGTAAAGGACTTTTCCATGTTGTCAAGTTTCTTCGTGACTTCATCGTTTTTATCTTCCTTCTGGTCTTTGCGTTTGAGCCTGTCTCCGATAAATGTCAGAAGTCCGCCGCCGATAAGTGCCGAAACAATGGTAACAATGGCCTGTGTAAAATTCATCGTGTCCATAGGTCTGTCCCCCTTACATAATGCTGATAGCGAACCAACTGAAACTAAACGTGTGCGCTTTCGTTCCACCGTTTACCACCGTTGCGGTAAACCCGGTTGTGTCTGCAATCTTTAAATATATCTGTGTGCTACCGTAGTCTGATACAGCGCTCTGCGGTACGTTGTCCTCATTCAATGTAAGGAAGATGAACGGTGTATTCGGATACTCATGTTCAAAGTCAATCCTCACGTCCGTTGCCGTATTAGTCGCAAACTGCTGTTGTGGAGATTTGCCGCTGTTGACCGCAGACATGACCATGATGCCATTTTTCAGAACCGCAAAAGGCGTTGTCCCGTTGGCCCCGATTGCAAAAGCCGTAGGCATATGTATTCCAGTGTAGGGGTCTTCAATGTCAACGTTGTTTTCACCGATAATCAATGAATAATCATCGACTGCTTCCAAGTCTTTGCCGATCGCCACCGAACCAGTACCGCTTGCGATATTGTTGCCGCCGATGGATACAGACCTCGCACCTATGCCTGCTTGCGCATTTCGTGTGCCAAGGGTCATTTGCACATCAGAGATTTTATAGGTCAGCGTGAAAGTCATGTAAAGCTGATAATTCTTTGTGCCTTCCGGGAAAAGAAGCACAAAGTTGTCAATAAAGTCGTACCAGTCAGACGGTTCGGATTCACTGATTGCAGTTGCGGTAAGCACACCATTTATAAGTGTGTGGTTGAAAGCGTACACTTCAAACTGACTGAGCATATCAGTGTAGTCGCCACCAGGCATCATGCCGCTTCCAAATAACTCCACGGTCAGTTCCGCATCATCTACCGTAATAACGTAGTCGCCAGGTGCAGAAGTCAGTGTCCTGCCGCTGACCATTGTATCAAGAATACTGGCAAGGGCCGTTTTGTTAAGCGTTCCGTCCTCGTTCAGATAACCCTCTGTGACATCAACCCACTTTTCGGCATTACTACCTGTACCCTCAATGCCATTCTCAACTTTGAAGGCCGGGGCCGTACTTGCGGTTACAAGTTCCAACGAATCACTGTCAACAATGAGTTTGGCTTTTCCTTCTTCGCCTATAACAGTCGTTTCGCCAAAGTGGGCCACCCGTGTAGTCCCGTCCTTGTAAATGTCAAAACCGTCCGAAACAACACGGGAGTTAGGAGTTGTAAGTTCTTCTACCTGTGTATCCGTTGCGACCTTTGTACGTGATACCACAAGGCCCTTTTCGATGGAGTTGTATAAGTAGTTAGTGGCAGTACCCGCCGCCTGTTCTGCTATCTCTTTAGCTTCATCTGCCGTTTCCTGTGCATGAGTAAGGTCGTCATCCAGTTTTTCGTCATTATAAAAAGAAGTTTCGCACTCTAATTTCATGTCTTAGTCCCCCAGGATGTTAAGGATACTGTTTACTTCCGCCTGTGTAGCGTACTCAACGACCTGTCCGTAGTAGTTGCCCTGCGCCCACGCAGAACCAATCCAGTAATAGATGTATCCGTTCTCATACCCGGTTGTCGTTGTGCCACCATACAGCCATACCTTACTTACCTCATGGTCAAGGTCGGACGGTGTCATTGCTACCGGGGGCGCACCACCCTGTATGTCACCGCTGATTGAGTTGGCAATAGCTTCCTTCATCGTGTCGAACGGGACAAGCGCTTCCTCTTCGGCCCCGGATATTACAACGTTGTCACTTTCACCAAAAAAGGCGTGCTGTGGAAATTCGTTTATAGCAATATTGTCCATATCTTTAGTCCTCTGCTATCTGCGCTGTTACCTGTTTACCGCTTCTGATTACTACGGGTACTCTGTTACGTGTGGTCACTCTGTATTCGACTACGGACTGGAATACGCCGATGATGGTTCCTGTATATCCCTGGTCACGTTTGTAGCAAACTTTCGTGTATCCGCTTCCGATGTAGGTTCGCTCCTTTGTGTCCGTCTTACGATACCATGTAAAGCATCTAGGTGGATAGCAACGTGATATATCAACGCCGTTTGAATAAAGCCTTACATCGAAGGTCGCATACGTCCCGTCTGCCGATAATTCATAAGGTGTCTGAAAAGTCAGTGCGTTCGCCGCAAGTTCCGCTATCGCAGAATCGGGGTCTTTTGCCGATTCATAAATGACAGTGTTCGTGTAGGTATTGCCTACTGCGATTCTCCGGCCTGCCACGAGGTTATCAAGATTCATGCCCGTGGACGTGCCGAGTTCCAGCACGGTAACACGGATCAAATCATCTTCATCGTCCCATACGTGGATAAGGTCAAGAGGGTCAATAGCAGGGTCGCCACGATACGTAACGTCATACTCAACATCATTTGAAAGGTACTCTTCCAACCATTCCATGTAGGCATCCGAGTAAGGCACTAAGATGTTGGAAATAGTCTTAGTCGTACCGCCGCTTGACGTTGTCTGCCCCCTGTATGTTGCGGTCTGTGACGTTAATGGATAACCGATAATGCCAAGCTGTCCCGTTGATGCACAGTTGACCACAACAGAACCGCTGTATACCGCAACCAATGTGGCATCCGGCATGGACAGCTTTACTTCCTTAGTCGCATCTATCTGACTATCCAAGGTCACAAGCACGTCCGTACCCGTAATGGATATATCAACCTTGCCGACTGATGCCGGAAACTGTGACGGGACTTGTGCGGTAGTGGTAACGTCAACCGTGTCAACGTCCTCTATTCTGTAAAGGCCGGGGTCTTCCATCACGTTCATGTCGCCAATGCGGTAATCGTCAGCTTCCGCTTTGGCCCGTCTGAATACGATCCGTCCTTCTCTGTCCTCATAGATTGCCGCCCTGCAAGCGTTAGCAATCATCTGTAAGACCTGATTACAAGGAAGGTCGGGGAGCGGATTAGCAAGTGTTACATCTGCGATTTCGGAAGCATCCACGGTCACGGTCTGTCCGCTTCGTGTAGATTCACGGTCATTGTAGTAGGAAACGACTTTAGCCGCCGCAGCTTGCCCTGTCAGCACTTCATTGATGCCTTCCACAAAATCATCTTCCATGTATGCAATCTTTGTCTGTGCTTTAAGAGTAAGCGTGTTGCTTGTTTTGGCCCACGCACTCAACCAGTATTCGCCGCCCGGTATACGCACAATGTTTCCCAAGCACATACGTCCGTAGGAAAACTTGACGACCTGTTTCTCCTGGAATCCGTAAATCAGTGAATCGGTATCTGACCAGTCATACGTTCCTTCATAGTCGCAAATATCTATCTGATACGTCTGCTCCGGCAATTCGACTGAAATAGGGGACACTTCCTGCCGCCACCGTGTAGATGATGTTTCGGTATTGGTAAAAGACAATACCTTCGTGCCATAGTCAATGCTCTTTATGTCCTTGTCGGCAGCAATGGTAATGGTACTTCCGAATATTTCATCCGGGATTTCCACTTTAGCCGTCGCCGTATAGGACTTGCCATTGACCGTGACGCTTGACGGAGCCGAAGCAAACGTGATTGTTATGCCGTATATATTTCCGCAGTCTTCCGTGAAGGTAATAGTCTTTGTATTGCCACTGACCGCAATGTTAGCAGACTGTTTAGCTAAGAAATTGGACAGCGTTACATCACAAAACACAAAACTCTGTCCCCTTATAGGTTTTGCCATTTCGTTTTTGTAAGCTGTCCCTGCATTATACATATCTTAGATAACCCCGCAGTCGATGATGTTGACTTTCAGATATTCGTAACGGGTAGGTTTTCCATCTTCGTCAACCCACCCTGTAAGCGGTTTTGCTGTCCTGTTGCCCGGATACATGGCTATGGTCTTCCAACCATTTGTAACCGGGTCAGGTATCTTTGCTGTAATGTAGAAGTTCTGTAAGAGTGTGAGGATTCTTGATACCTCAGAAGCATCAAGTCCTCTCCACTCTAAGTTGTTGACCTTATAGTTATCTCTGCCGACTACCTCTCCAACTACTGTGCCGTTGGCATTTCTGCCGGAGTTCACCATCGTTTCGACAATGAACTCCACATCTTTGTAGGGAGAAGGAAGCGGCTGTCCGTTTATCGTAAGTGTTGCCATAACTCTTACCTCTTAGGCCATAATGACTGCGCCAAGTTTCCTAGCGCCCCTGCGGTTAGCCTGTGCGATTTCCCTGTCAGTAAGGCTAAAGGATACTTCCTTATTGTTGATAGCATCCACAATATCATCAGAACCGTTATCGTAGGTGGCGAAGAACTCTGTCATTGCCGCAAGCATAGCGGCCTTCATGTTCGCCGCCTGTGTTGCCTGCATGTCACTGACCGCTGTTTCATATGCCATGCCAAAATCATAGGAAGGATTGTAACCCATGTTAAGGTACGCACCGTCAAATGAAGATGTTGTCGGAGCCGCTACAAACTGCATTTCGCTAAAGGCTTTATACAGCGCAACTGCGACCTGTCCGAACGACTGCGATACAGCCGCCGCAACGCCACGGGCAACAAGGTCTGTTATCTGACCGTTGTTGAGGACTGCCGGATGTGAGCCTATCTGTCCAACCATTTCCGGGTTGCCAGTCTCCCTTGCCATGAAAAGCTGTGCGCCACGAACATTAACAGGGCCACCATTCGCATAAGAAGGGATACTCTTTAATGCGCCGCCGCTAAAGTAGCCGCCACGATACAAGCCAAGGAAGTTCTTTAACTTCTGTGTCAGGCCAGTTACAACCGCATTGATGGTAACGGACTTACTAACCGCACCGCCCATGTGGTTCTTAACCCACGCCGCAACGTTATCCCAAGTCTTTGACAGGCCGACATTCTTGCTTACACCGCCGCCCATGAAGTTACTGCTAATCCAGTTTGCAACGCTAGACCAAACTTTAGACAAGCCGATGCTCTTATTAACATCACCGCCCATAAAGTTGTTCTTGATCCAGTCGCCTACCTTAGACCAGCCATCACGGAAAATACCAACACCCTTAGAGAAATTTCCGCCTGTGAATCCGTCTAACCAGTTCTTGACGGTATTCCATCCATCTTTAACGAGTTTGATACCTACGTCAAAGTTGAACTTCTCGTTACCATCGAAACCAAGGGCGGTCTTCATGGATGCTTTAAGGTTGTCATTCTTGTTTGTGACGGGCGGATTCTTCCACCACGCCTTGATGCCTTCCCATACTCCCTTGCAGAAGTCTCCGATTGCATCACCGATGCCAGCAAGAACACCAACAAACAACTCTGCGATTGCCTTAATGACCGTTCCAACAAGTCCGACAACAGACTTCATAATGCCTACCCAGTCAGCGTTTCCAAGCGCAGTAAACACGCCGTGGACAATGTTTCGTGCGGTTTCAAAGAAGTCCACACCTTCAATAAGTCCAGCAAGTCCATCTACAAGGCCCTTAAAGAGATTGCCTGCGCCTGCTCCGAGGGTAGCCCAATCGAAGGATGCTATACCCTTCTTTATGCCTTCACCGATACCTTTGCCGAATGTCTTAAAGTCGAATGTATCTAAGAACCCGTTCAGTGCTCTTAACAGTGCGTTTACACCGCCAATCAAATCCTGTCCGAGTTTGCCCCAATCAATCTTAGCGAAAGCATTATTAAGAGTGGTCGCAATGTCCTCACCAATCTTAGTAAAGTCGGTCTGATTCAGAATGATGTAGGCCGCATTGATGCCAGTGTTCAGTGCTTCACCGATACCGTCACCGATTTTGCCCCATGTATCTTTTCGGTTAAATACCGAATTTACAAAGTCTGTAAGTCCAAGTGCAAGGCCGTTGACCGCTTTGCGGATTTTATTCCAGTCTATGCCGTCAAGCGCACCCTCAATAGCGTCCATGAGGAAATTCCCAAGGGAATCAAAATGAAAGTTCCACGCAAACGAACCAACAAACTCTGCGGCAATATTTAAGGCATCTGCAATAGACCTTCCGATTGAGTGGCCTAATCCATCAACTTCAATGAACCCGTTGAACAGGGTCGCAAGGGATTTACCAAGTCGTCCGGCAAAGTCAATCAGTTTCGGATAGAAAACATCATGTGCGTAGTCAAGCGCATCTTTAAGTTTCTGACCGAAGATTGCGCCTATCTGAGTGAAGTCTGCCTTCTCCCACGCATCCTTGATCATTTTCGCCCAATTCTGCGCTTTTACCGTTGTTTCCACGGTTTCAAACATGGAAGTAGGGTCTAATCCGCCTGCTCCGGCTCCACCGCCGCCGCCACCGCCTGAACCGCCTGTTCCCGAACCCTTGTTAGGCTCTAAGATGTTCAACTCATCAATAGCAGTCGTATAGGACTTTGTATCCTTTGCCGCTTTCTTTGCCGCCTTGCCTGCGTTGCCTGCCGCACCAGCGCCCTTATTAAGCGACTTTGCGTAGTTCTCATTGATCTTGATTGCACGGGTGAATGTAGAAGCACCTGTCAGCGCAGCTATAAAGTTAGCAAACGCTGTCATTGCCGCCACAAGTCGAGTAATCAGCGCATCAATGATAGGAATAGCAACGTTCAGAATTGGTTCAAAGGCAGTCGCAAGCGCATTTCCAGCCCACTTGAAATCAGATACAAGCGTTGACATAGAGGAATTGAATCTAGTCCCCATTGCATCTGAATACATAGCAAGGTTGTCAATGCCCTGTTTTGCGTTCGTGATTAAGGCCGTAAACGCTTTTCTCAGAAGCATAAACACGCCAAGCCTTGCGACCATGCCGAGTTTACTTCTAAGTCCGTCAAGTGCATTTCCTACCGCATTGATAGGGTTGATAGACTTGCCGATATTAGCAAGCCCTTTGCCAAGTGCAGAAAGTCCGGCTTTTCCAGCACTGAGAAGAAGGCTTCCAAGCGCCTTTGCGCCTTTAGCAATATAGGGAAGTGCCGCTTTGATACCTTTGCCAATGCCGCCAAGTGCAATTTTGCTGATAGTGGCAAGTTTGCCCCATACGCCTGTGCTTGCACCAACTGCGGCGTTCATGCTGTTTATGCTTTGCAGTACGTTATTGGCAAGTCCGCTTATGCCGCCGCCCTGTTGTGGCCCTGCTTGCCCTGCCATCTGCTGTGCGTCTACATTCGGTTTAGTAAGTCCGTCACCGATCTTGATATTGATACGGGAGTTTTCCGGCAGATTTTTTAAGCTGTCGCCAAGTGTTCCTAAAACGGAAGTAACTTCTTTCAGCTTTTCAACATCCACCTTGCCGAAGTCGATATTGGCAATTTTGGACAGTCCGTTGGCTAACTCTCCAATGCCTTTTGTGTTTATCTCTAAACCGTCAAGCTCTTTGAGTTTGTCAATGAAGTCAGTCAGCTTGCCCGTGTCGAGATTCTTTGTTGACCTTGCTAAATTACCAAGGCCGCTTGCCAGTTTAGGGAGTGCGCCATCGGCAACTTTGGCACTTTCGCCAAACTTACCGACAACTCCCGTCATGGCAGACAGTTTTTCGGAATCAATACTCTTTGTTGCGCCGCTGAGAGAGGTTAACGCCCTTGTGAGTTTGGTTATGTTGTCAGTACCACTAGCCGCTTTCGCTTCCAGTTCTATAACAAGTTTATCTAAGGTATTTCCATCTGCCATTTCTTACCTCATATATGCAAACAGGGGGAAGCGCCAAGGACTTAACGCTTATCGGCTCCGGCGACCTATCCCCCTGATTTTGCCCTTTTTCTTCTTGCGGCATTGTGTTTCAGCATGTATGCGTAAAACTTCTGTCCGTCCGTAAGTTCCGTTTCCCTTGTTTCTTCAAACAGAGATTCCGGCTTTTGCGGAAACGGTTGTGCAGGCTTACTGAATACGCAACCTATCGCACGATGGACGTACATGCCATGCGCCCATGCTTCGATTTCTACTTTCCGTTTCCAGTCGGTCTGCCTAAGTTCATACGCTTTATCATATGGCTCCAGCTTCCGAGGGTTCATGTGCCAAAACCGTTCTTCGGGTATTCCGTACATGATTGCCTTCGGCAACCAATAGTCCATAATCATTTCTGTATAGGACGAGTATTTCTTTTCGTCCTTTGTTTTCGGTATTACTCCGCTTCGGTCTTCGCTACCTCTGCGGTTTCCCCAAAACCCGCTTCTTCACCCGCTACATTGAAAGCATCGGTAACGTCTGTCATTTCGCCACCGAGAAGCATGTGTTCGGCAAGCATACGGCCTGCGGTCTTAGGGTCGGTTCCAATCATGCAAGCCAGCAGAACCCGGATTGCCTTGATCGTAGGGGCTTCGCCTGTGATAAGTCCGATAACGTTTACGCCCTCTTCCTCAACGTCAGACATGATGTTGATAAACTCTAACTGGTCGATTTCGTAAACCTTGTCGCCAGTGCTGGATTTCAGTCTAAGTTTCTTTGTTGTGTTCATTCGTTAGCTGTCCTTTCTGCTAAAAAATTGTCCTTGTTTTTTAAAAAATACGGGGACAGATATGCTCCATCCCCGTATTAACTTCGTTAAGCAGTAGCTACGTGAAGTTCCTCTGCGCCTTCGTCGCTGATATACAGATTAGCCTGTCTAGCGTTGTTAGGCTCACCGCCGGGGATACCGACTGTCATGCGGCCCTGCCACTCAAAAATACCATCTTCGCCGTTCTCACCGAACCAAAGCTGATAAGTGGACAGAGTTGCGGAAGTAGCTGCCCGGTCTGCTGTTTCGTAGGTAAGCAGAGTGTCAAAGGTTGTCTTATCGTAGAACCAGCCAAACTCCATAGTGTCGCCGTCAAACAGGCCGTTGATAAAACTCTTCTTCCTCTTGTTGGAAAGCGTTGTAACCTCAATGGTTTCCGGCGCACCAAACAGTGTGGGATAAGAGGAAATGTCGCATACCTTCTCAAAAGCAGAACCGCCGTTAGCCTTGCGCTTCAGGTAGGTTACATTAGTAAGTTTTGCCATGATACATGCTCCTTATGTTTCAAACTTCGTAACTCTCATGGAGAAACGATTGATACTTCTGTCGTTGACGTTATCAATAGGGTTGAAGTAGGTTACACGGAAGCCGTTGTCTACGAACCATACGGGCCTTGTTAGCCATGTTGCGGCAGGCACCCAAGCTGACCTTTTCGTATATATCCAACTGGAAGCCAAGGTTGATTGCATCTTCGCCGTTGGATAGTGTATAGGCCGTGCCGCTACCGTCTATCTGATGCAGATACATCCACGGGAAATGCGCCGGGGTATTTGTGTACTTCATACCGCCCCTCATGTCATAGGCCGGATATTCGTCCGTTGCTGTCTGCATGTAGGTAAGCAATTCAGTATAGTATTGGTTAACTCTGTCTTTAACCATTGCTGTTCAATTCCTCTTTTGCTATTTCCGGGATTCTGTCTTTCAGATAACGCACAGTGCTTGCCATAAACCCACCTGGGGCAATACCTTCCGTGAACAGGAAGTGTCCTCTCGCATTGCTGAACCAAAACCAACCTTTACGGCCTTTTTTAGTAGTAAATACGTGAGGGCCGCTTGCGTATTGCCATCCCACATTGGTCAGATATACGGGTTCGGGATAACCGCCGCCCTGTCCGACAACGCCCGTGCCAAACTCTACATATGGTAAGCATCCACCCGCTTCAATCGTGTAGACGTTGCCGTACTGCCCTGTGCCATAAAGCGCTGGCTCGTTCTGATCCGATATAGGCGGTAGTCCGCTTATCATCCTCTCTAAACCTTCTTTTTGCGCTCTCTGTGCAACCTTGTCCGGCAGTTGTTCGAGTTTTTTCTTATAGTCCTCTAATGCCTTGACTGCCGCATCAATAGATGTAGGGTCTAGGACATTAACTTTGATTGCCTTCATATCCTTCACGCTTTCTTATAGCCCAAACATTTCTGTGAATGTCCTGTCTATACGCCACGCAGTAATAATCCGGCTCCGTGTCTGTACTTCCGTCCTGTTTGATAACGGGTTCCACGTCAATCCAAAGGACTGTGTATTCATCAATGGGAAACTTTGTCACCGAGGAAATTGCCCTGTTATGGACAACTCCTTTTGTGAACGCCGTGTCCGCATCGTAATACTGCGTGAAACCGATTCTTGCTTTAGCGTGGACTGGATTTTCATATGTGAGTACATCGTCGCCAGTAAGATTTCCCTCACTGTCAACTTCGGGTTCGTGACCCTTCATCCTGGCATACCAAAAATCCTGTTCAAGAAACGGAAGGTTCTTTAAATTCAGATATTTAGTCTTTGCCATGCGTTACACCACATACGTTTTCCGTCCAATGAGGAAACCGAGAATTTCATCTACTGACTGGCTCCCCGATTTCCCCCAGTTATCAGTAATCCCTAACTCTGTATGTGAAACCAAGCCGCCCCTTGCTATGGAATTACCGAGAGTAGAAGCAATCTCATAAATGTCGTATTCGTGCGTTGTCAGAAATGCTTCTTTCTGCTCGTCAGAAGGGCGCTCATCTTCTGACCAAAAGTAGTAGTTAAGCGTCCTTCGTTCGGCTCTGTTCACAAGGGACATGACCTCGTTTTCGGTTAGGGAATCATCACCGATTATTTCAGCGGCCTTATCGTAGTCATAGGTCATGCCGTTTCTCCTTTAAGTTAGGCGGTAAGGATGCCAGTGATCTTTGCGGACAGGTATTCCATACCGAAGTCCAGACCAAGCTGACCGAAAATCTGATACTTCTCAGAAGCGCCGACCTTTGCAAGAGGCTCCAGGAAGAAGTTGCCCTTGCCCGGTACAGGCTGATAAACGGGGTGCATCATAGCAGGGTTGAAGATAACTGCTGTGCCAGCCGGAAGTGTATCCATCAGTACCAGTGCAACGGTTCCAAGAGGGGTTACGATTGTGTTCAGCGCAAGGCCGTTGATTTCACGGGATGCCGGGACGATGGTCATTTTGTTGTCGATTGCGTTTTTGTTAAGCTGGATCATAGCGGTGGAATCAACACCAAGTACATAGTTGGAGATAACTCCGCCCTGCTTGTGAATCTTAGCAAGTGCTTCTGTCACCAGATCCCATGTCAGACTAGAAACGACCTGGTCGTTGCCTGTGCCTGTGGTGCCGGAAACTTCGTTGGTTTCGATTGCGGCAAGCAGGCCCTTAGTTTTGTTGACCTGTGCATCGGTAGCGGCCTTGTTGTACACGCCGTTAAGGAAGGTGTACTCAATGTCAGCGGCGGCCTGTGCCATAGTAGCGGCTACCTGGAAGTCAAGTTCAGCCTGCGGGTTAGCGGCCTGGTTAGCAACGTTGATGCCGGACAGAGTACCCATGTTGCTCATCTTGCCGTAGGAAACGTCTACGGAATACTGGAAAATCTGAGTAACGTTGGTCTTCTGTTCACGGGTCGTGACAGTAGCCACAGGAGCAGTCAGGGAAGCAGTCTCAGAGATTGCGGGCTGTGTGCCTGTCTTTGCCTGCCAGAACTGACCACAAGAAAACTCTACGTGGTTAGTTACCAGGGGATTTGCACCGATAAGAGTGCTGAAAGGTGTACGGTCATTGCCCTTAACAAAGAGCATCCCGGAATAGTTAGGTACTGCAAAAGAAGTAGCTGTTGCCATAGTGGTTCTCCTTTAGTGTGAAAACTTAGTGTTCATGGATTTTGAATCCGTTGGCTTCCGCCTGTTCACGGATGTACTTTGCGACTGTAAGTGTGTCGCCGGATGCCTGCGCATCTGCAATGAGTTTTGAGTAATCCACGGTAGAAGAATTGCCGCTGGAAGGTGTCGGCATCTTTGCGGCATACTCCGCACGGATAGCTTCTTCAAGCTGTGCCTTATAAGCTACAAGGTGCTTGTCTGCGGCATCTGCCCACGCATCCATATCACGGTCGTATTCCAGCGTTGCCATCTGCTCTGACTGGTCGCCAAAACCGAGTTTCATGTAGCGGTTGGTTGCCTTCATGATTCCGAGTTCCCTTTCCAGGTTGGAAACTCTCAGCTTTTCAGCTTCCTCTTTCTCCTGTTTTGCGGCAGCTTCCTGTTCCTCTGCTGTCTGCCGTTCCCGGAGAGCCTTTTTCAGCTTTCCTTCGTTGGAGCAAAGTTCATCAATGCGGTTCTTCTGCTTCGCCGCTTCTGCGCCGAGTTTTGCGTTCTCCGCTTTTGCCTGTGCAAGCTGCTCTTTAAGCTGGTCTACTGTGAGTTCTTCGGTGGTGGTTACTTTTGCTTCATCTGCCATAGATTGTTCTCCTTGCGATTAAGGTCTTCTCTGACCATCTGAATTTGCGTTTATTTAGTGCTTCTCTGCACGATTGCCTAAGTCGGACGTGGCCCCGAATACACAAAAAGCCGAATAGAAAGGCAACACGAATGTCCCTTTCCATCCGGCTCAAAGGCTCTTATAATTCGACACATCTGCATCCTATGATTTCTTTCAGTGGCGCTCCCAAGGAATCATCACCCGGAAACATCATCTGATACCCGCCGACTGTAAACGGTACGTTAATAGGTACTGTCTGCAAGTCTGCTTCGGCATGTGTCAGTCTTACTCTTTCATCTTCCATAGTCTGCCAAGTGTGTGTAATCTGCGATTTGGCTAACTCCATGTGGTTATAGAAATTCCATATCCACGTTGCTTCATACACTCCGTCATTGTGCGCTCTCGTTTCACCGAGTTTATCAAGCACATCTTCGGGTATATCCTTGACACGACCGCCGATAATTACCATGTCACGGAAGTTTTCATCTTTGTTCTCTAAGATGGCCTTTTCCGTGGTTTCCTGTACGCCTTCCGCAAACCTCATAGCTTTGTCGGTTGCCATGCGTTCATATCTGTAAATTGCCGGAATAAAGGCAAGATACATAGCATACAGGTCGTCTATGTAATCATCGTGTGATTTTTCGTTGAGGAAATAGCCCCGCCGAAGGTCTATAAGTTGCTGTTGGAAGAAAGACAGCAACGCTTCTCCGAACCTGTCAGCGGTATCTACACGCCTGTCTTTATCGGCCTGCAAGATTGCCATTTCATCAAACCATTTAACGGTGTTAATCATGAGGAAACATCAACTCCCGTAACCTTAGAGGGCTGTACGCTTTCCTCTGTCTTATCCCTCTCGTCATTCTCTGAACCGCCGTTGCCGTTTTCGTCCTTGTTTGCGTTCCAGTCATTCGTTGTCTGCGTCTTTCCGATTGCCGCCTGTAAGCGGTTAATCGTAGGTGCAGAATCAAGCCATGCCTGCTGACTGTCTGTAAACAAGGAAACAGTATTAAATGCGGTAAGACCATCAACGCCAACGTTGATAAGGGATACAAGTGCATTGACCTTAGACACAAGATCGTAAGTCTTTTTCCGGCAGAACCTTACTTCCAAATCCGCAAGTTCGAGTTCCTTTACTGCCTTGACTTCCTCTCTGTTGTCTGCCTTGATGCACTCAATACAGACCTTGATAAATTCCTGTTCAGAAGCATCCCAACGCTGTTCTACCTGTCCGGCATACAGTTCCGCGCATTGCCAGCCGTTGGAAAGCTGCATAGCACCCGTTGTTGAGCCGCCCCTGCTCTCATTCCAGTTAGGCGTGGAAGTGATTTCCTGTAACTCCGCTATCAGATGGTCAACAAAGGTCTGCTGTTCAGACTGATTCAATGTCTGTGTCAGATAGGTAATCTTTGCTTCGTGTCCGTCCCCGGCGCTTTTCGTAACGATAAGTCCGTCACCATCTTTGATTTTCTGCTTCTGGTCTTTATCCACGATGCAGTTGTGCATCCAAAGAAGCGACTGGACATGCTGAGTAACATCATTTACACGGTCAGAATCCAGGATGTTCAACGCATCCATGATAGGAATAACCTTCTCAAAGACCGCCGCCCTATCCTTTAGCGTGTACTCCACGATTGGAATATAGCCAAGGGCGTTAGGGGAAACTGTTCCGACCATCGTAAAGTGTGTCGGCATAGAAGGAAGGCTTGATACCTTGTCAGCTTTCAGTGTGTAGCAGAGATTTTCTGTATACGCTGTCAGTCTGATAGTCCCATCGGATAAGATGCTGTATGTGCAGCCCAACATACGCTCTCTGTAAGCATCGTTGGAGTACACAACAAAGGTCGTTGCCGGGGCCGGAATCGCAATCTCAAAAGAAGAGAAAGGTTTCTGCCTGCCACGCTTCTTTTTAGCCCTCATAGGAAGAGCCATCTTGTAAGCAACGCCGCATGTGAACAGGTTGATAGCAAGTTCGATGTTCTTAGCCGCCATGCCCTGTTCAATGCACATCTTGTTAAAGAGTGCAACTTTGGTATCGTCTGCCTTGCCGTCTGCTTCTGTTTTGCCGTCCTCTACCCTTGCTCTCTGCACATAGGTAATAGGGTTGGATAACAGATACCCGGTGTGGAAGTCTACGATCTGTGACGCTTTGTTCACACAGACCTTCGTGTTATGGTCTGCACGAATAGTCTTAATACGCTCATTGATAGGCTGGTTGCCCTTTTCGTAGTTAATAAGCCAATTTATACGCCGCACATTTTCCTGATGCTGTGTCCACGCAAGTGAAATAACTCCCTCAATATTCTGTTCGTTGATTTCTTCGTAGTCTGTATAGAGAATCAGTCTACCAAGGTCTGCATTAGCAATAGACATATCGGCTCCATCGTCTACTTTCGTAGATTCTTTCGGTATACAAAAAGTGAACCATCGGTTTTCGGCTCACTTTTGGCTCTTATTACTATCTTCACTACGTTGCGGCAACCACGGCATTTCGGATACAAGATGCCTGTCGTATCATCGGATACTCTCAATAGCAACTTGACATGACCGTGCGCCTTGCACACAGGGCAAATTACGTCTTTCATTTCGTTGTCCTACGCTACAATTTTAGCGGAGAAACTTCCTATTTAAAAGGGTTGTCAATACACAAGATGCAAATGTTGGCAAATATCCACCATTATGTAGGTCTAAAACATTCTCTGCGCCTTCTGCAAGCACTTTTCCTCTCGCTTTCGGCACTGTAATAGGTTCTGTCTACATCACGGGCCTTCTTTACTTCTTCCACGTCCGCCCTGTATGCTTTGTATTCATGGCACTCTGCGTGGCACGTTGCGTGTCTTTTCACACAACCTTTACACGGAACGTTCATCTTTTGCCCGTACTCCCTAATCCGTTCCTGTCTGCGTTCCCCAAGAAGTCAACCTCGTCAAATTCAATCTCCGGCTGGCATCTTTGAATCCGCATCTGACAGATTCTATCCCCCTTGTGGATGATTGCAGTTTCGGCATGTAACAATCCAAGCGCATCATAGAAGCCTTTACAGCCGATTGCCGGGAAATGCCAAACATCATTGTCGCCTTTGTAAGCATTGTCGATAATCCCAATACCGTTCACGCACATAATCCCAAAATGCTTATGTGTTGAAGAGCGAGGGGCTATGATTGCTTCGTACCCGTCCGGCAGTTCGATTGAAACTCCAAGGTTTATCATATGTGTTTCGCCATACCGAATCTGACAGTTTTCGGCGGCAAACATATCGAACCATTCTCCCTCATGTGCCTGTTTCAGTCTAGGCAAATCTTTGTCATGATACTTAATTCTTACTCTCATAGATATAAAAAGTGCCGGAACTAAAGCGTCCGGCTTGCTTTGCAATAATGGTTGGAACAAAAGGAAATGTGTGCGCCCTGTCATGGCTTTTTCGATGGCACACAGGCACCGCTCTAGGTCTTATCCTAGCGTACTGGTTAAAAACCGCTTTCCCGCTGGCCTTCGTTCAAGCGGAACTCCCCAGGCGTTCTTTGGTCGAAAGGGGAAAAACAAATGGAGTAGAAATGGTAAATCCAACGCAGGGAATCGAACCCACTCATACATTACTGCCCCAGGCATGGATAGAATCATGTATGCGCCTATCTCGTTGGTTTTTTTGCACCCCTTGAATATGTCCTGAAAGAGGGGCGACTGCACATTTTATCAACACTAAAGGGAGTGTTGAACGGTAATGTTGGCTGATCCCGTAGTATATATAATCCGTATCCCGGCTCCCACGAAAAACAAGAAAAGATTATTGATTACGACATAATAACTTTTACATATGGTGGATACGGTTTATATCAGGTGGCCCCAAAACGGGGCCTTTAATGGAAGAAAAAAAGAAAAGAAAACGGGTTATCACTCTTCACCAAGCAACGCTGCGCCCATTTCCAAGCGTTCCTTATAGTTGGCATCTGTCGCCTTTTTAAGATTGTCGCTTGCCTTGAAAAAAGGGCTTGCTCCGCCGTCAATATACACATTCTTTTCGCCTGTTTTGAAGTCGTACCCTATACGGGACTTGCGCCTTCTCAGCCGGAATGTGCCAAGGTTCTTGACGGTCAGTTCGTTGCCATCACAGTACAGGTCAATAAGGCAGTCCACGGTTGCGCCCCATACACGGGCCGCTGTCGAATGACTGACTTCTGCACTGTCAGCAATGCGCTGAATAAAATCTTTCTCTGTCAGTTTCATTTCTTACGCCTTTCATTCTACTTTAATAGACTTTTGGTGTCAAATATATTAGTCGGTATAATTTTCGTCCAACAGGTCATGCAGGGAAACGCCAAGGATTTTCGCAAGGTCATGTACTTTGTCCAATGTTGGATACCTGGCGCATTTCTCCCAATTCGATATGATGGAGTGATCCATACGCATTATACGGGCAAGTTCTCTCTGTGATATACCTTTTTCCTTACGGATACGGCTCAGATTGTTTCCAAAGTTATAAAGCATATCAGAAGCCTAATTCCTCTCTGCTCATGACTTCGACCTGTCCGCCAAGCATTTCTGCCACGAAAATAGCTACCATTGCCATTACATCGGGAGCATCATCATGAGTGTTCTTGCCTAATTGCGTCCACGAACATAAGAATTTTATAAAGTTGGCATAGTCGCTCTGCAATTCATACATTGACGGGTCTTTGAAATAAACGTGTTCCAGAACCCACGGGCTGTTGATGATGATTTTGGTTTCCTTGTTCTGTGTGGTGTATTTCTTAGTAAAGTGGCAGAACCAGCCTTTTTCAGTAACAATCCGTTCAACTTCATTCGCAGTGCGTGAGCCTTCTTTGTTTGATTCAAACTGTGACATTTGTACCTTGTTACGCACGATCATGTCAGCGTTAAGGTAGTCAAGTGCGCCGGGGTCGATGTTCTTAAAGACAACATCATCAAGATAGTATTTATTGCCGTACTGCTTGATGCAGACGTGGGCGTTGTAGTCCTTACCAGTGTCCTTAGTGTCGCATACAGAGAAGATGGCATCCGGCTTTAATACGTTGCCCTCTTCATCCATAGGCAGATTCAGGTAGCGTTTCAACTGGTCAGCGTTATAAAGGATACCTTCACGCTCAATCGGTTCGGACTTAAACATACAGCGGTAGGAGATTTCATCCATCGTAGCTGCAATGTCCGTGAAATACTTGACCGTAAAACCTACGCCGTAGTCATACTCAAAATTCGACTTGCCCGTGTTAGGGTCTATATCCGGCACAGCTACGAACCTTGCCCGTGGATTGCCCTCATACTGCCTTTGTAAGCGACCTATAACATCATGAACCGACCATCTTGTGGCTAGATGTATCTCTTTCGCCCCGACTTTGCGCCTGGTTTTAAGGTCAGTGCCATATTTGTTGAAGAGTTTATCCAATCTTTCCTTAGATAATGCTTCTTCTATGCCGGATACAAGGTCGTCTACACACAAATAGCCTTCGCATCGTGTGTTACCTGTCAGCGAAGCGTTTATAGGTCGGCAAGTAAGGGTCTTAAACGGTTGCCAACGGTCAAGATTTATCGTTTCCTCTTTGGCATTAGTGCTTTCCATCTTTACGTCCGGGAAAACATCGGCCCAACAGTATTCGTTCGATTCAATGAAGTTGTCCACCGCATCGTAGAACATGCGTGTCATAAAGCCGGAGAACGATGAAAACAGGTTCGGCTTATTAGGGAAATGGCCCATCACGAAGGATATGAACATTTCCTCAATAGTCGTCTTCCCGGTTCCAGGGGGAAGTGAAACTGTCAGCAAATCCAGCTTGTCGTCCATCAAATCTTGCATATGGTCAACAACAAGCGGTTTTATAAGTCGCCTACGGGGTAAATAAAACCTTGTGCGTGCTTCACGGTTCTGCTCCGTAAACAACATGTAGGCATCAAAGTCGTAGTGATCCTGTGCTAAGTATTTGAGTGAATCTTGATATGCGTCATAGAATCCCACGTTGCCCTTAACACATTCGTTCATAGATATGTCTCTGGCCTTCTCCATTACCGACCTAGACAAAATCCTGTCCTCATGCAATATCTCTTTGGACATGCTCATGAGTGACAGGACATTTTTCTTGTTCGCAAGGTCTGATTGTAATAGAAGGTCAATTATCTGCTTGTTACTGAGGGACATTTACCCCAATGCGCCCTCTCGCAATATCGAAGTATCTTTCATCTATTTCAAATCCTATAAAGTGCCTGCCAAGCTGTACCGATGCAACACCTGTCGAGCCTGCGCCCATAAACGGGTCTAGCACCGTATCCCCGGCATTACTACTGTTTTGTATGAATATTTCCATAAGTCCAACGGGCTTTTCCGTGGGATGGAGCCGCTTGCCGATTTTGTTAGGGACTGAAAACAAGTTGCTCATTCCCGGATAGTTGATAGTCCTTGCCTTGCCCTTGCGTAACATGAGGATAAATTCACACCGTTGCATATAATAGCGGTTCGGTGTTACGTTGCCTTTATCCCATATAAGAAGGTTTTGAAACGTGAAACCTGCTTGTTCTGCCGCATCTTGCAAGGCCGCTATATTCCTTCCGTTGCACATAATATAGGCGTGAGTACCATTCTTTAGCACTCTGTATATCTCCGGCAACCATGCAGTAAACTCTATCCCGTTGTTATTAAAAAGCGTTCCGTCCGTCACATTTGAGTTTAACCGCTTGTCAAATATGCCGCCTTTGATGGTCGTACAACCACCCCCCCCGATTTTGTAAGGCGGGTCTGTAACAACAAGGTCAACCGATTCAGAAGGAATATCATTTGTAAGGAAGTCTGCATTATAGATCATAAGTCAAGTGTAAGTTGCTGATATTGTCCGATTCTCGCTTTGTACGAATCGCTGAGTTGTTTCCACGTCCGTTGATTTGTATAAAGACGTTCGGTTGTGTGTCCTGCGCCCTTGCTTGTTGATAAGAGAAGTTTCTGCTTGTCCTGTAAACAAATGAAGTCGTCCGGCATCTGATATTCGCTAATGAAGATATTGTCCTGTTCCCTCGCCCATTCATGAAAGCGGTCAGAATCGAAACCATCATACCGTCCGCAGTTGGTTCCTTTGTACGGCGGGTCACAATAGATAACCGCACCTTTCGGAATTGTTACGGTGTCATAAAATCCCTCTAGCGCCTGTAATCCCTCTAGCGCCTGTAATCCCTCTAGCGCCTGTAATCCCTCTAGCGCCTGTAATCCCTCTAGCGCCTGTAATCCCTCTAGCGCCTGTAATCTTTCGCAAATTTGCAGGCGTTCAGCGCTTTCGAGCCGGGCGGCGAAGGGGAATTGATAGTCCTTCTTTCGTTTCTTCCGATAATAGGACATGCGCTCTTTTACCGTTGGCAGACCGCTTTTCTCTACGTCAAACCACTGTTGCAGTTCCGTAACATCATCAAACATCACCGCCATATGGAGTGCGTGCTTAATAGGTTCGTTCTCTCTTGCGTACAGGTAATCAACACCGTTGTTTCCAAAACTCCAAACAATAGCCGTATATATATCAGCCGCCTTGTTAGCATGAAATTCCTCACGGCTAATCCATTCCTTGTGATTCTCTGTCGTGTACTTGCCGTGAATAGCATCTATGAAGAACTGCGGCATACGTCCGTCTATGTCATTAGCAATAAAGTGTTTCCACTTTCCACTAAGCATAGCCGCATGAGTAACCGCACAGCCGCCGCAGAATAGATCAACTAGCGTGTCCCCCTCTGGTAACATGTCGATTATCCAATTAGCTATGCCGTTTTTACTGCCCTTGCATGGCACTCCGTATCTTGACATTATTCCGTAGGGAACGCATACCGCCCAATCATTGTCCAAGGCGTATCAAACATATCATTGATGAAGGATTCTAACACTTCTTTTGCCCGGTCTTCCGTGGCATATTTAGCAAGCGGATAATCTAAGCCATGAGTGGATTTTGCGTGGATGTACTTGCCCTGCCGCCATACAGCGACAACATTATCGAAGTTATAAACGTCACCGTCCTGTGTTATCAGTACCATAGGTATCACCCCATTTCTCAGAGAAACTTTACCTTGTCCCTATTAACCCACTTGCCGTATACAGGAAGCCCAACGGAATCCCTGCGTTCAAGAATATCGTCTCCCCATACTTCGTTGGTCTTAGGGTTCCAATGTGTGAACGTGTATGTCTTGCCTTTGTAAATGCCTTTTCTGCCAAATCTCATAGCGTATCTCCTTTCAAAATAACCACCATGCGTATACAACAACATGGGCGGCTATAATAGCCCATGCCAATACTTTCAGCGTTTTCATGTTTCTTCTCCTTTCAATAGGGTAGGTAGGACTTGAACCTACGACTAACGGTTTATAAGACCGCTACTCTGACCAACTGAGTTACTACCCCACTATATGTGAAGGTGTTTCTTCCTTATTATTAAGCAATCGAGGAATATACCTTGCCGCCACAATGGATACATGTAAATTCCAGAACGCAAGCGCCGCCCGGTTGCATCCTTACTGCGGTCTGCTGATATTCATGCTTACAGAATTTCCGCTTTAACCGCTGTCTCACCCTTGTAACGAAGTTCATCTTTTCTCTTTCTCCTTTTTCTTTCCCTTTCGATAAGAGCCGAAGCAAACCTTGTGGCATAGGCTTTCAGTTCTAATTCCGAACCGTTGTTGTCTACGTACAAGTCATAGTCATAGTTGTTAACGCCTAAGTCGCCGGGGTTCTGTATCCGTGGGAGTTTTGGCCTAGTAACTAAGACCGTTACAGTAGACGGATATGCCCTCTTGACCTTCTTTATCTCTAGGGGTTCTCTGATGGACAGGAACAGCACTTCATCCTCTGACTGATAGAACTCCGCAATCTCGTTCTCTGCCCACTTGAAAGGCCAGTCGAAGTATTTAGCCGAAGCGTGTTTCAGTGTATATAAGAACGACCTGTCCGCAGCTATGTACGTCCCTGTCCAGCCGATTTTTCTAGCGACCTCTTTGAACGGATCAATAGAGTTGCGCCATCGGACTTTCAGATATTCCCCGGTATACTTAACGAATGTCTTTTTGCCTGCTTTCGGCCCGCCGTTAATTATTACTATCTGTTTCATAGTCGAAGATGGTGTCCGCCATCTTGCGCACAACTTCTTCATCAGTTGTGCCGTAATCAATGCCCCTCACAACATTCAACATGCTGTCCACAATGCTCTGCCGGAACTCAGGATTATTGCGGTATTCATCACGCATGATGCCTGCCGAGATACGAAGGTCGGAATCAATAACGCCCTTTTTATTTTTAGGGAAATTTTCAGCTTCCAAGTTTTCGACCTTGATGCAGGTGATAGTGTTCATGTTGGCAATAAGAATAGGCTCCGCATCGTGTCGGATAATGAACAGCCCTTCGTCAGTAGCCCAATCATCAGTGATGCTGTCTACCTCATAGGTGTCTATGTCGCCAAACTGATAAAAAATGTGAATCTTTGTGTCTGTCATGTCTCTTCTCCCATAGTTTTCTAGCCAGTGCTACCGCAGTAGACACCGTACATAATAATAAGTATCCGCCGCCTATAATAGACAGGATACCGAACAGCCTACCTATCATCCATGCCTTTCTCTATGCCCTCGCAAATGCGCTTCGTAATCTGCCATAGGGTATAGCCTACGATATATACGAAGCATACCGCAATTATCAGAATAATAGCACAAAGGACAACCGCCGCCGTTGCACGTATATAGTCAATCACGGGCAACACCGCCTTATCATTGAATCTAACAGTGATTCCGGGGTCACTCTCAGTTGCTTCGCCTTTTTGATAAGAAGGCTTGTGTCAATAGGGGTGCTTTCGATCTGACTGTTTTCGTAATGCCCGATGATAACGCCGTCCCGAAGTTCAATATCCCCGGCTTCCAGTCTGTCCGAAAATGCCGCTATTGCATCTGCCGGAGTTGTGTTCCCTGCTTCGCACTGTTCCAGGAACTTAGCCTTCAAGTCCGCATCCAACATAATCAACATTCTTGCATTTGCCATATCACTTTCTCCTTAACTGTTCTGTGACTGATGTAATTACTACAATGGGGTCTTTGCCCGTGTCTCTAGCTGCTTTCTCAAAGTCCTTATATGCACTGCCTACGTTGATATGCCCCCTGTCTGCCGTGACATATCCTTCCTTTATCAGCCCTGCCAAATCATCAAGCACTGTCCGTATGCTCATGTTATTATCGTGGGCGAACTTCTTTATGGCCCCTAATGTACCAGGTGTAAGCCGCACACACATCGTTTCTGTTGTCGCCATGGTAAACTCTCCTTTCGTTCTTAGTCTACCATAGTCGATTGCCTAGTCAAACGAAAATATGGGTATAATTGTAAGCTTGCATTGCTAGCTTGCTATGCTAGCTTGCATGACTAGCTTGCACTGCTAGCTAGCTTGCTTGCACGGAAACATATGTACTGTTTTCAGATAACTTACCAAATTGTCAGACTGAACCTTTTAATTTTTGGGGTACTCAGAGGGGTGACCGCCGCATCTAGTAGTCCCCTGTACACCCCCGACCCAGGGTATCCTGTATTCATATGCCGGATAGCGCATACAATCCGTTAAAACGTCGTATAATGTATAAATTACGACAGTTATCAACACGTTTTCGGCGGTTCCTGGTCTGTTTTCCCGTGATCCGTTACAGTTTCCACGGGTAACGCTGCAATAATGTCTTTTTTCGAGGGTAATGCACTTAAAATAGGGCCGTTTATGTCAATTTTTGTATTATTTGTGTTACTGTATCCGTGATTATTATTCAGATCCATGGCTAAAATTACGGGGTTAATACCACCGGACAGCGCCCTCTGTTTTTTTGCGGCAGCGATGGCCGTTAATATCTGCTGTGTCAACTCGTACAATTCCGTTTTTTTCCCTAATTCCATAAACCGTTTCCGGCTAATCCCCGCGAACGTGCAGAACCCTTCAACATCCGGTATTAAATCAACGCCCCGGCCCGCGGCTTCCTTTATATAGTCAATATAATCTAAGAAGCAGTCAGTTAATGTATTAGCATCCTCATAGTTACGGGGGCCCAAATACACGATGCCTTCCTCGGTATATGCCACATTAACGGCTCTTTTCATTAGATCACATATCTCCTTTACACCAGGATCACACACCCCGCCGCCACGCGTTATATCATTCTTTTTGGGCGTTGTTTTGCTCCTTCGGCCTGGTCTGTACATTCTTATATACCCCCTATTTTTAACCGTTTTAAGCGGTTGTTTTCTATTAGCATAGATTTATATATCATCCTCATCCCCTCCGGCCTCCGGGCTATTTTCGGCCCCCGGTGCGATCACGGTATTATTGCCCTCATATTTTTCTATTATATCCATAATACAGCGTGTTAAATAATCAGCGCCGGAGACACCCGCAGCAGCGCAGGCCATATTAAACCGGGCGCGCAGCCCCTTCTTAACTCTTATTGCGATCTGTTCATATGTTTTTTTATTGTATCTGTTGTGTGCTGCTGTGCTTGCCTTCCTTCCTTTATTTTCCATTATTGTGTGCTCCTTCCTTTTTTCGCGTTCCTGGTTAATTTTAGGGGTTTTATTCGCTTTGTATAGTGTCATACGCCCGCCCCCGTACACCC